AAAAAATATTTTAAGTACGTTCAATAATCTCATCTAAAGTTAATGCTGGCTGAAAGGAAATATTCAAAAGGGTAATTCCCGCCTCAAGCATCTCCCCAAAAGCAGTTAAAATATTATTTTCGTATCTAAAAGACTGTGCTGGAGTTACATTAGCAATACTCCAAATATTGTATGGTAAAGTAATATCTCCTGACTGGTATAAAACAGAAGTTGAAGAGAGTAAGGGTTTAAGTGGTACAATCCAATTTTGCTTATCTAATGGAACAGAATTACCTTTTCTGTAATACTCTACTACATACCTTCCTATCGGCAGAAATCTGTCAGAAGGAATTAACTCTAGACTTAATAACCCGTCTGCTGGTATGTTGACTATGAAAGGCTCCTTTAAGTAATAACTTACCCCTGGCCTATTGCTAACTGGTGGGGTGATTTTTAGGAAGTACTTAGAATAGTCTTTTAAGTCTTCGTCATCTGGGGAGAGGCGAAAGGGTTGGACAAACTGTGCACGAATAGGACTATAGACAAGAGGTAAGTCAGATGGAGAAAAGTAGTGCATGAGAGTGGAAGAGGAGCGGTGCTTCTTTTCCACTATCCTGGTTTTTTATACCTTTACCAAATAACAAAGAGTTCGTTGTTTTAGATAATTTAGGGTTCTATACTCCACGCCCCAGTAGAGTAATCGTCAGTTCTCCACCCTGAGTAATTTTGTTTAACTAGAGCAATAGTACTACGAGAGTTATGTGAAAAGCCTAAGTCTGCCTCTAAATCTTTTGGTAGGTTTACCTTCTTACTACTATCGACTGCAACTGTATAAGTAGCATTAACTGTAGTAGAGGACATTAGGTTCCAAGTTACAGCAGTAACGGCATCAGCTAAGTCCTTGCTACCATCCTTTCTATGGTCAATCTTTGTACTCTTCTTTAGCTGTATACCCAAAAGCTCATCTTTAAGAAGAGATGACCAGGGAGAGTCTTTAGGTAATTGTACTCTATCTTCATGTAAAAGCTTTCTAAAAAGATCGTAGATTTCAAGCTGCTTACTACGGGAGAAATTAATAGTACTAGCATTCAAACCATTTAGCTTAAGCCTTTGGATAGTCTCAGGATTGTAGTGGTCACTAGTAACCTTTGAGAGAGGACGCTGGTTATGAAGCTGGTAAATAACCTGGTACACATTACTAATACTAACCTGCTGCCCTATCACAGGCTGCCAGGCTAAAAGACCATCAATTATTACTTTCCTTTCCTCACCGTCCCCCTCAGTATGTCCAAAGGCAATAGCATAAGCATCAGTTACAAAAGCTGGGTCAAGATGTGCATAAGTCTTTCCTGTAAAAGACTTTATACTTATTACCTTCAACCTTACTAACTGGTCATCATTACACTCGTCTGGAGTCACTTTAATCTGTGAATAACCAGTAAAAGCTCTGCTTACCTCTAGGTCATCAAAGAAAGAGTATATTTTGTTAAACCTAACTCCCTCAAACTCTAAAGCAGCTTTTCTTGGGTCTAAGTCGTACTCAGCCTTTATAATAGGATTATCTCTAGCAGCGTGTTTTGGATTTAAATCCCAAGACCTCAGCCTGTATCCTAGCCACCCATTACTAGTTTTAGATAGTTGGTATAACCTTTGAATAGCATCTCCTTCCGCCCATGCAGAAGAAATGGCTATCCTTTTAGCGTCCTCACCAAAGGTTACACCAGAAATACCTATATTAGACCAAAGAGTTAAAGCATTACTATCCTCAACTTCTGTCCCTTCTTCATCAAATCTAGCAACTTCGTCCATAGCCAACAGAATAACTGAAGACCCTACTTGAGAAGCAGAACTAGAGTTACCACTGTAGATAAAAATTAACTTATCAGGGTAGCTTACTTCCTCAGCCCCTAAGATAATCTTCTTCTGATCTATTAATCTTTTAAGCTTTGGTATGTGTTCTAATAAAGCTTTAGCTTGCCCAAACATAGTTCTTTTAGTTTGAGTAGCTGTGGTCGCTATACAATAAATAGCTATAGAAGAAGAAGTTGCAACCCCATAGTACTTCTGTGGGGACTTCATCATTGCTAGTCTATAAAACTCATAGGCTATCACAACTGATGATACAAAAGTATTATGGCTAGTAAATCCATTAGCCGTGTAGCACTCATAACCAGGCACAGAGATATCTAAAGTATCTTCTACTGAGTAACTAACAGTTACTATTTCATCAAAGAAGTAATCAGTCTCTACTAACTCTTCAAAGTGATTGACCCAGATGTCAGGTTGGCTAATCTGAGCAGAATTTTGTTTTATCCAGATTAAGAGAGCAGATAATTGATTTTTAGTAATCTTTCCATAGAAGTTAGGAGATAGTAAGCTATCACCTATTAGGTCATAGTACTGGATGACCAACCCTGGAGAACAAGCTGCAAGTAGTCTAAGCAACCAATCTTGCTGATGGTAGACAACATCTGTAGAGTCTTCAACATCTTCTTTTTCTTTATCCCGGAGGGCTTCTCTCTCTATTTCAGTTATATATATCTCAATAGACCTCTGCTCTCTAACCTCTAACCAACTCTCACTTTCACTAACCTTTTTTCTATGAGTAATAATCCCTAAGTTAATAAAAACTATCTGTAGCTCCCTAGCTAACTTCTCAGAGCTTAAAACTATCTTTATCCCTTCCTCACTTTTATGAGCATTTATTTTACAAATGCCGTAAAGAAAAGATAAGACTACAGACTTAGGTGACTTTTTAACAACTGTAGGAACATGATCGTAGAACAGCCAACCAAATAATAACCAGGTTAATATCCTTAACTCTTGATTACTAAATTTAGTAGACTTACCACTTAATAACCATTTAGCCAACAGCGTTACCCCTCCTTCTTTCCTACACCCTTTACGCCCCTTCCCTAAAAATGGAGAAACTAAAGGTAAAAAGTATGTGTGGACTAAACCAAGAGCGTATGCTTGCTCCTCAAGTAAGAACTCTCCCTTTACTCTGTCTAACTCCACTAAATCTTTTGACCATAAGTTAGCATTTCTCTCAATAGCTACTAACTCTCCTGGCTCTATCTTTCCTAACTCCTCCCACCTAATACAACCGTCAGAACCCAAAACCTTTACCCTGTGATTAGATGTCCCAGCTATCTCATAACCATAACTAGAGCTTATCCTCTTTACAGGAACTACACCATTTAAGTACCTATAACCAGATCTAGCCCTCCCTCCACTAGGTACTGCAACGGTAGCTCTGAAAGGTACTATTCTCTCACTCCTATCAAAAACTAACTCACTAGCTTCTAGCAACCCATAATTAGTAAAGATTATTGTATCTAAGGTTACACACTTAGAACCTCTTCTACCACACTCCACGCAGAGAGATTGGTACTTAGTGCCTGGGACGTAATGCTTAGGATCAATAGATGTACGGTCAAGCTGAAACCATGAGTCTAAGATCTCCTCATCTTCTTCCTCTAACTCTAACCCGTAAAACGTTTTTAAAAGTAAAAGCTGCCTTCTATGTAACTCACTTACACCCCAAGAATCAAAATCTACTTCCTTCTCTAAAAACTCTAATATGTCCCCTGCACAATCAGAATGCCCAAACTCAGTGTTGAGACTATCTACTAAATTTCCAAAAAAGTCTTCAATTTCTAGTCCACTGCCTTTAATAGCCATTAGTTAAAAAGCTCCTCTGGTTGTTCATAACTAGTTGTGCCACGCAGAATGATACCAATACCTACTGGGGCTACTAAGTCTAAAATACTAGTAAGGTGTAATGGTATACTACTAAAAGTTTCATACTCCTGTTTAGCCGTTAACAAGTTTAACGGTGACACTAGAGCATCTCCACTTTCAACACAGTCAGTGGACTCTGCCACCTCACAAAGTATTCCAGGAACAGGTCTTTCATTTAACTCTTTCTTAGCTTTTGTTAGAAATACTTTCTTGCCCTTTACCCTCTCAGTGATTTCCTTCTCCCAAAAAATAAAGTTAGAGTACCTTTCATCAGAAAGAGTAGTTAGCCTAGTCGTAATAACGCTATCTTCATTTTCAATAATACTTAAATCAAAAATATCATTTTGAACATTTTCTGAAATAGTTATATCAAAAATGAGTGTTAACTTTTCACTAACACTTAAACCCTCATTTACTATAGTATTTAACAGAAATCTCTTATCAAACTCAGACAGGTCTTGTGAAATAGGTAAGAATGACTCAACTAACTTCTGTAAAATAAAACCACTACTCTGAAGCAGCGGTAGCTTAAGTAAAGATAACCTTAAAGCAAAAATAAAATAAGACCTTGCATAGCTGTAAAGTACAGAACCGATAACAGTTGAACGGTCTAGCTCCTTCTCCTCACCAACCCAATACTGACCTGCAGGCATCATCCTTGCTAGTTCATACCAAGCAAAAGTACAGACAGCATCTGCTGTTAAAGCAAAAGTTTCAAAAACCTGCCCAGTGACTAGGCTACCTTCCCACTCAACTATTGCGTATGGAGCTAACTCTGATAAATGTAACTCTGTCCAACCCTGAAACCCTAAATGGTCTCTAACCATTGAGATATTTGGCTCAAAAAACTCAGGTATTCTATAGTCCTGGTCAACTCCAGATACAATCCGACTAGATCGAGGAAGTAAACCTTTTTTGATAGCAGTGCTTAAAGCACCCACTAACCAATCCTCTTCTCTTTCTCCCCGGGAGGCTACCTCCTCCTCTAAATAAATAATACTTCTACTTCTACTAACAGATTCTCTTAACCTAACTTCTGTATACTCCTGTATTGCATCCTCTAAATACTCAGGGTCAAACTCCGCTAACCAAAGAGTCCTCCACCCATAGATCTGCTCTTCCTCATCCACGAAAAACTTTACGTCAGTAATACTCTTTCTTACCACAGGCTCTATTGCCACCAACATCCTGGCAGCTTTTTCATGAATTAGGCTATTATACTCAAGACTAAGTAAAGCATTAAAAAATAAACTACTAATAAAAGTAGCTGAAGCTGATAAACTTTCATATTGGTAGTACCCATCCTCTACAATCTCAGCACACCATCCTGAATCCCTACTCACAGCCCCTGCACAGCTGTAGGCTAAAACAAGAGCAGCTTTTATACCATTTTTGTAAGTAGTCTTAAGTTCTGTACTAAACCCCTTGAGTTTAGTTAAATAATGTAAAGCCTTAGTCAGGGCGTACCCAAGAAAAGCATTATTTAAGATGTTAACCTGCGTGTCTGGGTCTTCATCAAGGTTTAGTTCAACTATGTCACTGTTACTTAGACCGTAATAATCTAATCCCTCTTTAATTTGTAACTCCTCCTCAGAAACAAAGGAAGACCGATACTCTCCACTCCAGTCGCCTCTTTGAAAAGTACTCTGATTGATGTTATCTACGAATAACTGACCAGTTCTCTTAACTAGAGCTATTACCTCTACAACCTGAGAGTAACAAAGTAGAGCCGCCGCCCCTCCTACCTTGTCAGCATAAGCAACAGATAATAGTAATCCCCAAGCAATAGAGCGTAAACTCTTACTAGCAGAGGCTAAATCTTTTACAGCAGATACCCCCTTAGCAAAGTTAGGTATACTAAACCTCTTCACCTCCGCCCCTTCTTCTTCTTCTTCTCCTTCTTTTAAAGCAAAGGTTAAGAACTCATTAGGAAGGTTTACTACCACTTGCGGCTTTGACCACCACTTACTCTCTCTTCTTAAACCCTTTAGCACAGAAGAGTAACTTTCAGAGAAGTTTACAACCCTCGTCTCCGACCCATCCTCCTCTTTTTCTACCTCATAACTACTAATCTCTAACCTCTCAGATAAACGTAAATCACCACTAAGCAAAACTGGATGCGATAGCTTCACTTGACTGTTAAATCTAACAGCCTTTATCTCAAAAGGCTTATTAGTATTCTTCCTCTTTACGACAATACTCCTGTGATCAACACGATTACTAGTGCTAAAAGAGTTAACACTTAACTCAAAATCTAAACCATTTACTGAATGAGTCGAATTGAAAATAGGGTCTTGTGCTGTAAACCAATTTAGTAAATACCCACTACTCATTACCACCACCTAAACTAAAACTAACCTAATAGATAAAACTTGCTAAACAATTTTTAGATTGAAGGATAAGATACATGAGTAGATGACAGTACCAAAGCTTCATCTAATGCAGGAACTTGATCCTCTGTGGGAGACAGAAGTGTAGCTCTCTGGACAAAAGGACTTACAGCTTGTAAAAGGGTATTTTTTGTTAACCTCTCCCCTAAGTCTAATGAGTTGACTAACCTCTGATAAACTGAAGATATCTGATTATTAAGAGATGTAAGATTATTAGCAGAAGAATTAAATGGCAATACTTTCAAAGAAATATCAAAAGTTTTTATCTTAAATTCTGAAACCACTACAATAATACCTGCTGGTACTACAGCCTGTATCCTCTCCTGCAGACCCCTTCTCTCATCATCAGAAAAAAGGAAAAGAGTGTTGACCCAAACTTCAACTATTCCACCCACCCTAGTCTTAACAAAAGACCTGGTTACATTCTCCTCCTGCTGTAACATACTTCTTATAACAGCAGTAGAAGCTGGTAACCTTGTTAGTAACATATTAGTAAGTAAACGATCTCTAAAAGAAAAGTCAGGCTCTGCCCCCCGACCACCAGCAAGACTACCAGCTAATTCTCCAGTTGGTAATCTAACACTCCCTACACTTACTACCAAAAAAGGAAACTGCTCACAGTACAACCTTGTGCCTGCAGGTAGGTTGTACTCACTCCCAGCAGTAGTAGCCTGTATCTTTACAGTTGTAGCAACAAACTCTACTAAACTTTCTGCCTCTTCTGTGTAAAACTGTAAGCCAGTATCTAACTCAGTTAGGATAGTCCTAGCTGGTAAATTTAAAAATGCAGAAACAGGTTCAATAATTACACTACCTGTAGCTGTAGTAGCTGCAGTCCTAGTAGCAAGCCCGGCCACCGCTTCATCTAAATCCTCCCCGCTAGCCATTAAAATATTATTCTTTCTAAGAGAAAAATTAATATCTGCCTCTAACCTAGAGATAACAGAAGCATTTGCTCTAGCTAATACATACAAAGGTGACGACTTAGTAGTGTTCAACTCCTCTTGAGTCAAGCCTACCATACTAGAGTAAAAATCTAACTCTATCTCCTCAATAAATCTCTCTTCAAACATCTACTAACCCCAGACTTATTTTTTTACACTACACTTTCAAACATTACATCAGTAGTATCCTCTTGACCTTCTGCACCTTTGAACACAACTGTTATAGAACTGTCACTCGCATCGATTGCAATAACCTCTAACTTCTCTCCACGCAAAGACTTAATAGTTTCTGCCTCTAAATCTGCATCTAAATCAGTACCCTCAGGAAAAGATAGATAATTACTTAAGTCACTACCGTAATCTAAATCTTTAACTATAGCCTGTCCCTTTTCGTAAACTAGTCTTGCAAAACCAATAGGAGTAATAGAAAGTCTTCTACGAATGTAATCATGGTAAATTCTAGGTGGTCGTCTCCACTCTAAAACTAAATCCCCCTGCTCAAAACTTAGATCAATCATACGTTAATTACCTTTGTAAGGTTAATTCTTCTAACTCCCTGCCCCCAATGTAGACTCTCTCTTCTATCACTTCCCAGCTTTTTGTACCAAAGCTAACTATCTCTTTTGTTCTTTCATTAAACTGACTAATAAAGATTGTGTAGCCCCCCGCGCCCCAAGTACCACTACCATTAAATAAAACCTCAGACTTATTCTGTAAATCATTTCCAATCACTATCAACTCATTATTATAGTAAAGTGACCATCCTAAAAACCCCTCTCTGCATGGAGTTGGTAACTTACACTTAATAAATAACTTCCCGCCTTTAGTAAACCCCTCTTTTATCCTTACCTTCTCTTTTGCTTTTTTTCCTATTAAAAGAACCTCACCCTTTTGGTTTAACTTTACACTATGACCCTCACCCCAAATCCTTACAATTCCTGTCTTAGTATTTGCATCAAAAAGCTCAACTAAACCTTTAACTCCACCAAAAAGAATAATCTGCCCAGCAAATAAAGATGTCTGTCTATTAGTAAGATTTACTTCTACTCGAGAGAAAGGCAAATCTTTCTCCGGCTTTAGTAAATTGATTACTACTACCTCAGTTCTCAGAAGTAGTTCATCATTACCCTTTAACCTTTCCTTCTCAATCTGATAATTAGCCGTATCAAAAATACTCATAATTTTTCTAAATCGTTTATCTGTGGTAACTCTGGAATTTCTTCTCTTTCTGGCACGGGAGGCAATTCCGCTTTTTTCTTACCCCTAAATAACTTCCTTAACTCCTTAGTAGCAACTTTCTGTAATTCCTTTATAGAAGCAGTACTAATCTGCCTTTCTGCATCTTTCAATAAGTCATCTACTGAATTACCTCTCAGAGCTCTACCAATTAAAGCCCCTAAAGCTGTTACATTTCTGTCATCAGTTAAGCCTTTTAATGCATTCTGTAATACAGAGCCAAGACTATCACTCTGCTTTCCTTGAGTCCAATCTTTTAGTAAATCAGGTGCACCCTCCTGTATAGCATTACTGACTATCTCTGCTACTCTATTACTTGCCAACGACAACCCCCCGGCAGTTACTGTCACTGGCCCATCCGCTGAAACTACCCCTAACTCACTTAACTGACTCTTATCCCCTAAAATCTTCCCAACATCTAAATCCAACACAGGCTTAATTACACTCCCCCCGGATCCTAAGTACACCACAGATCCACTTATATGAACTCCTGCGCTGCCAGACAAATAAGTATTTATACTACCTGTTAAAAATAAGTTTCTTTTAGCTAAGACATTAGTATCACTATCACTAATACTCTGCACCTCATCCTTTGCTGCCAAACAAACGTTCCCTCCAGACAGCAAATAGCTATCACCCTTACTACTACTCAAAAACTGACCTTCAGACCTTGTAGTAAAGTCACCGTTATATTGAGCATTTAGCTTACCAGCTATGACATCTATTCCTTCTGTAGCTTGTAACTTTAGCGTCTTGCAGTCCTCTACTAACCTCTCTGACACTCTGTAACAAGTTTTTGTGTACAAATAAGAAGAAGTAGTAGCTACTGTAACCTGTGTCTTTGTGTTTAAAACTGAGAGAGTACTAACTCTGTCCCAAGAGTACTGACTAGTTCTCTTCTGTAAGTCTGTTAAAAGAAATAAGTTTCTACCTTGTAAAGTAAAATCCTCACATTGTGTGTAAACTAACGGGCTATAGAAGTCTATGCTAGTCCCACTGTTAAACCTAAAACTTCTGGCTTCTTCATGCTTTTCTGCACTAGACTTAGAAAAACTGTTACCATTCGCAGACATGTGTCCCCTTAAAGTCTGTTGTTGTGCGAGGGATTCTAAAGTAGGTTGCACAGCATTTCTATAGCTTACTAACTGATCAACTACTTCTCCAGAGTTACTAAAACTACTAAGCCAGGTTAGTAAGCTGTTAACTTCCTCAGTTAAATGAGTGTCCTTAGTATAACTAGCAATGAATAAAGTCCCGTATGAAGCATTAGCTCTATCATTAGCCAAAGCAAAGATATTATTTTTTTCTATATTATTTAGTGTGTTCTCAGGTCTAGTTTTCTTTCTACCCTTTGAAAGACTCTTCAAAAGCTCACTTGCAAGGTTCACCGTGACAACCTCTGGGGTACTCTCTTCTCCAGCAGAGTAGGACTCTAAAACTATTACATTACTAGCATTAGTTAACATCTGTAACTCAGCAACAGTTAAGACATCCTTCTCGTTTTCAAACACAGCTACCACCGCTGCCTTACCCTTCCCCTCAAAAGTTATCTTATAACTCTCCTGCTTTCTAACTGCCCTTAACCCTGTAGTGCTACCTAACTTTGTAACAGTCGGCGATCTCCACCTACTAACAATCTCATCTGCCTGAATAAAAGCTAACTTAATTCCAAAAAAATTAGCCTCGTAGTTCTGTAGCCTAACAATTGTGCTCTTAGGGAAAACAAAAGAGTCAGATGTAAGTACAGTACTAGCTAAACTCCCCTTCCCACTTAGCCCCTGTAACTGACTAACATTTACTAAAGGTATTTTTGGGTTAAACTCAATAGCCATTTTTGCTCTCTCTCTCTCTTCTTAAAAATCAAAAGGTAAAAAATCTGCAAGCCTCCAGTAGTTGTCAGGAGCTATAACTGAACTACTAGCACTTAACCAAGATAGAATCGCAGAAGATAAAGGGTTAAGTAGACCCTCTGACTCCTTAGAATAATCCTTTAACTGAAAAGCCAAAGCATCGTAAGAAAGTGCTAGCCTACCAGCTATTTCTACAGCAAAGTCTTTGAAAGCAATATCAGACTGCACCCTCGCTAAGTTTGCAAAATGTAAATCTTTGTTTTGAGTTATAAAAAAAGCAGCCTGTAGATAACCTTCAGCAGCTAACGCCTGATAAACTAAACTAAACCCAGCCGGCTTTAAAAAGTCTAAACAATTTGCTAAAATACTAGACAACCTCTTAAACTCTCTTGGCTCTAGTAAACCTGAAACTATATCAAAAATACCATTCCTATACTCACCCCTCATAATCTTTAGCAAAAGATTATCATAGTCATCTATAAAGATTAAATTCTGTCTAGCAGCTAAAAGCTCAGAGTAGAATTGGCTTCCCTCCTCAGCTGAAAACATTAACTGAATCTTCCTAGCCACCTCTCCTAAAAAGTTACTATCTAAATCTAATCTTCTTTTGAGAGTATCAATCCTTACCTGCGGCGCTTGGTCGAGAGATAAACCTAAGAGTGCCCAGAATAAAGAAAGAATAGAGTATAGGATTTCTGGTAAAGACTTAGACTGGTCTAGGTGCTTTGCATAAAAAGCTAGTGTGCCTAACTCACCCCAGTACTTCTCTACCTCTTCTACTTTTCCTAGTCTGGGAGGTACATAAGTCCAAAAATCATCAAACGAATACCTCTCCCACGCTCTCCTAGCATTCAAGGTTAAATAGTTTCTCTCTTTATCTCTATATTGACAGTTAACAGCAAAAAAAGGTACAGCTTCTGCTATCAGCAAGTCCCGATAATGCAAGATTGTTTTTTGATATGCCGGTAGACTCTGATAACTAGCTAAATAGCTTTTTCCATCATTTAGTAGTCTCCTTTCTTTCCAGACTACCCTCCTAGCTCTCTTTTCCTCTACCCTTCTTCTAGCTTCAGTTTCATACCCTACTTTCTTAGAAAATGGAGAAAAAGGTAATCCAACTAAATACCTACTCACAGCTTCTCCTCCTCAGACTCATGTGCCCCTAAAACATAATCCCTAAACTCAGCTTTCACCAAGCCTGTTAAAGTAGAGTTTAGTAACTCATGATCCTCCACCACAATTCCAGACTTCAAAAGAATAAACTCTTTAAAGAATCTGACCTCATCATGTCTTTCAATAGACTCTAGCAACTTTGAATACTTAGTAGAAAGAAACTCAGTTCCAGTAGTAGCTCTTCCTGACCTTTTTATCCACTCAAATATTAAAGTGTAGTTTTCTACTAAGTCAGAAATCGTTATAAGAGCAAAAGAAAAATAATTAAAATAATCCCTTAACTGCCTGTCCGCCTCGCCCCTTCCTTCCTCTGTAACTTTTACTGTCCTTACACTGACAGACTGTAAATACCTCAAAGTAGCCTTACCATCTTTCTGGTAAGCATAAGAAATAAACGCCTCTGCTACCTGCTGCCATACTACACTCACCTCTCTTAACAAAAAAACTAAGCCTAAACTAAAGTTAGACCTACAGGTAGAGTAAAGTAGTAACTCCAACAAAGCTGGTAATGTACTCGAAAACTGAAAAACTTTTAAACTAGTAATTAACCTGGACGCTAACCAAGACTCTACTCCTAGTAAACAAAGTAAGTCTAAAAGTTCATTCCCACTTCCTAAAATCTCAGGTACATTAGTAACCTGACTACTATGAGCTATTTTCATTACAAAAAATTCCTAAGCATATGCAGGGTAAGAAGGGTAAGTGGTGTCAGAAGGAAAAGTATCAAAAATTATTGGAGGTATATTCCTCTGTTCCCCTCTGCATGGGTCTATCTGTTTAGATATGCTCTCTACCTCTTCCTCTTTCTTAATCTTGTTTCTATCTGGTCCTAAAATTAAATCTTTTATCAAATTTAAAACACCATCAGACAAAGGCTCCCAAAGAATCCTAGCTATTAAAGCTACAGGAGGAGATAACCTAGAGATTAACTTATTAGGAATAATGTTAATAATACTCTGTAGAGAAATGTAATCCACTGATAAACCAGCACCTGAACCACTTAGCTTTACACTAAATGGGCCTAATGAAATAGTTGTGTGCCCCTCAGAGTCCTGAAAAATAGAGAACTGCAAAAAGTCTGGCAACACCTGATTAACTAATCTACTTACCTCAGAAGAAGTTTTTTCTACTACTAAATCCTCTAACCTACCTAAAGAAAAAATCGCACCAGCAAATTGTATAAAAATAGTACCTTTCCTATTCAACAAAACACTATTTTCATTAATAGGAAAACTCTGCTCTTTTGTAGAGTCAATGTCTTTAGTCTTAATGACAACTGATCCAACTCTTATTCCTAACTCACTAGCTGTAACTCTTAAAAAAGGAGGTAGGATTTTGTTTATCTCACTTACTAACAAATTCTCAAGGGGTCTAAAAACCTCTCCATTAAAAATAATAGTTCCTGACTTTACCTCGTAAGTAACATCTCCTACTCTTACTCTTGTAACTACTATTTCGTCTTGCTCATCTCTTTCTACCTCAATGTCGATACTTAAGAAAGAAGGTAAGAGTTTGTTTAACTTCTCTAAAGCTACAGACTTTACTTGGTTAACTATCTCGTCCAGTAACTTATCAAAAAACTTTCTAGACTTTTCTTTTACCTGCTCAGTCGCTTCCTCTATGCATTCTTCTTCTTTCTCAATTTTTTCTATATCTTTCTCAATCTGAGCAGCTTCAGCTTCCGCTAATTGTTCACTAGCCTCCCCTAATTGCTGTTCTGTCTGATTATGATTTGGATAGTCATTCAGATTGGTAGAGGTAGAAGAGTCTGTAGTTATACTAGTCTGACTTACTTGAGGAATTTTATTTTTTTCAGCTCTCCAAATTCTTAATCTTTCTAAAAGTCTTTCAGTTTCACTTACTTTTGTTTGTAGTCTATCTGTTATATCTTCATTATCTGTACTAGTTGTATTGTTAACTATCTCATCTGCTTCAGTAGAAATAGTACCAGGTACTGTCTCAATCCTATCCCCATTAACAGTATTAATAGTAGTGGCACCAGGCTCTGTTATTTCTAACCCATTTGGACTATAACCTTCACTAGGAAAAGGTGATGTTGATTGACCGGGAGCTACAAAGTCAATGTAACCACCACCATTTTCTCTTTTATCTATTATTTGTGTATTCTGTTCAACTATATCTGAGTTACCAGGTGTAGGAGTATTTTCTTGGAGAGGTAATGAGTTGATTCCCCTAAGAAATTCATCAGCATCAAAGTCTACAAAAGGTTCTAGAATAGGTATTTGGTCAAACCGAAAGTTTTGATTATTCTTACTTTCTTTGTTTGAAGCAACTGGATAAGTGTTAACATGAGACAGACCCCCTAACTTTAGAACATCAACAATCTGAGAACCAGGGATGCCGCCCCCTGCTATATTCTCAGAAGAAGTAACTAACAACTCCTTGTTAGGATCTAATAACTGATCTAAGTTACTACTCCACCTCTTATGTCCTACTATCTGAGCAGCTTCAGTCACTCCCTCAAGATAACTAACAAGGACACTTTCACCCGGTAACAGAGGATGATAATCACCAGTGTTATTTAAACCTTGGTAACCAGCAGCATAAGTAGCATTTAAACAATACCTTAACTTTGGTATGTAAACTAAAGCCTTTCCTAGTAGATTATTTAGTTGAGAGTAAGAACATACAACCCCTAAATGTAAAACATTTTCAGTAGGGTTGTAGTAGTTGTATTGGGTTAACAGTGAAGGTCTAGAATTAAACTGTTCAGCTATACCTGTCATCTCTTTTAGTAAGGTCTAATAAGTGCTACTTCTGTATAGTATCCTGGTTTTCCGTCATTCAATCTGTCTATAAACCCCTCTATCCTCCAAAGAGTGTCTACCTCATTTACAAAAGTAATCTTATCGGTTTCAGTGTCACAGACTACATTAGAAAATGTTGTATTTTTTTCATCCTTAATTTTTACTTTTCCATTTGGAGCGTCAACTACATTTGAATCTACTTCTATTTCTCTACTACTATCAGATTTTGCCTTTGGAAGTGTTCCAGCAGCGTCCGCAATTTTACTGTAAAACTCTTGATAAGCCTTAACACTTCTTAAGAACTTCTCTCTGTCACTAATAACTCTATTCTTTAACTCTTCAACAGTTTCTTTCTCATAAGAGCTTTTTGGCGAAGACCCAACAACTTGTATAACCTCACCTGGAGTTAAAGAAGGATCGCCAAGAAAATGTGCTACCGCGCTTCTTGTATCTCTACCTTGCACCTTTGCATAGGCTAAACTAACCGCTAGCAACTCCTCTGCCGTAGTAATAGTAGCATCATATAAGAAAAAGTAACTGCATGGATGTGCCCTACCCTCTAACCTTGGAGGTGTAACTTTAAGTGATATCTCCATCTTGCCAGTACTAGTTTGAGAGTTTGTAGAGTTTGATACCACCACATTGCTTTTAAAAGAGATACTAGTAACTTCTTCCCTAAACAAAATTAACATCTGTGCAGGGTGTACGCCAGCCGTACCATTTAGTGTAGTCCCTGCCCTATGTATTTCTTCTACTCCCCGGGGGGCTATTCTAGTAAAGTAAGTTCTGTAAAACCTTCTTGGATCAGCTAAACCAGTTATATCTAAGCCCTTTGGTACATACCAGTAGTCACCAGTTCTATGCTCACAAAAGAACTCAGTTAACTCCGGCTCTTGTGCAGATAACTGCTTTAGTATCTCAGACGGCACTCTCTGAGAAATTGTAAAGTTATCTGCAAAGCTTTGAGTATTACTATAAGGTGCTCTGCCTGTAATAATGTTAATCTTAGCAAAGTCATTTATTAGACTACTGTCAGTCACAACCTTACCTCCTAAAAAGTAAGCTGTGGGCTCTCCAGCCTCACCTGTCCAATTACGCCAAGGGTTCCATGGAATTGAAGCAGTTGGTTGTCCTGAATTTTGTCCTGAATTTTGTGCTGCATTTTGTGCTGCAAACTTTAGCTTTCCTCTATCATGTACCTCTCCTTGCCAAAGGTGATACCCACAATTACTTAGATTACAGGCATTAAGTGATGTCATATCACCAACAGCTTTTTTAGCAATTACTAAAATTACATCACTTCTAAACAATTCTCCGTTAGCTGTTTTTGCATCCGTACTTGTAGACTCTAATAGCAACTTATCGTCAGCAGTGCTGTAAGATACTAATGAGTCCATCAAATATTTCATTCTATCTCTGCACTCGATTAAACAGCTAACACCGTCTACACCACTAATTGTTTCAATTACCTTGTCAACAGACCCTACAAACCTTACAAGTATTCTCCCCGACTCAATTAGTCCTTGAATCTCTTTTGCCGTAACAAATACGTTATTAGCATACCCAGTGTAGATTACAATCTCATCATGTGGTCCTAAAGGAAATTTATTGTCTGTTCCAAGATCTTCAGTCTGACCAGGTTTGCCGCCAAATTTAACTCTATAGGGCGGTACATTAGTGAGTGGAGGAATAGTATCTGTAGCATCTCTAAGGCTAACAGAGCATTTAATGTAAGCAGTAGCAGAAGTCCAAAACCTGTTAACAGAAATCTTTCCTCTAGTAATAACCCATTCACTTCCTCTTCCCGTAGTACCTCTATTAGAAAGTAAGAGTTGTCCATTTATATCAGTCACAACCCAAATAGGCACCTCCCCACTTTCTCTCTGATGGCAGTTAGCACCTAAATTAGTCTCAAAAGAAGGCTCAAGTGTAGGCTTATCTTGACTCATTTTCTTTATTTTTATTCAAAAAAAAGTATTTCTATTTTAACTTTGACAAAAAAGAAGCAGTACATAGCTTATGAATGTACTGCCTATTTTTTCAAAATTACCTAACTATCTACTGAGGCAGAAGGTATAATTAACCAAAAAGGTAATTTCTGCCATTTGCACTGTAAGAAATACCCCCAGCAGGTGCTTGTGGGTTTACTAAATTAGGTGTAGGATTACTACCTACTACTTTAGAACTGTCAATAGCAGCTATACTCTCACAAAGTCCTTCAATTCTTGTAGCTACTACGTTTCTACCAGCCATAGCGCCAATAGTTACACTATCAATTTTGGAATAGTATAGTCTATAGCCCCCTACTGCACTTCTTGGACCACCAAGCTCACTTGTGTTTGGTAACTGCGTAGAGGTATAATTATCAGAACCCATGTTTCTTGTAAAAATTCCCCTTTGGTTTAGCTCAGGTGCATTAAACTGAACAGTTATTACAAATCGGGGGGTAGGGTCTGCTTGAAATTCAGGACCCATTTCAGAGAAACCAAAAACTTCTTGCATAACTCTGACATCAATCAAACCCCTCTCTAAAACAAATCCGTACTGATTCTCACCATCTAGTAATCTAGGGGTTTTTCTACCAAAAGGTAAGTATGGTTCAGTGGCATTCCTCATAGTTTTTTGGAAACTTGTGAAGCCACCAAATAAAATAGGCTTACCAGTTAGTTGGTTGTGAACGTACACATTAGTGTGAAAACCCTGAATTGGGTCTAGCCCTGAGTTGTTAACTGCAGCTCTGTTTGGTACTGCTGATCCTGGGACTACTGCCATAATATTTTTTCTATACTCCTGTTTGTAAAGTTAAGGTTTCAGTTAAATCCACTACAGTGTCCACAAGGATTTTATCTGCAGGGAAAGTTGGAGTGAAGATTATTTGAACATTTAATCGTCCTTCCTGTTGGTCTCTAATGGAGTTGTTAGTGTCAGAGCAGATAGTAGATCCTATTCTTGTTAACCAACCGTCTCTGTATTTAGAGAAGAGGTAAGCATCACAACTAGCTGCTACTTCATCTCTTAAACCAGAGTCATTAGGTCTAGACCTAACCCACTGTAGATTTAGATAAAGGTCAGACTTAATTTGGTCTATTACTCGCATAATTGAGAAGTATCTTCTGTAGGTTCTAGACTTAGTAGTAGTTAAACCATGTAAGAATCTAAACCCATTCATGTTTTGGTCAAATAGCATAACCTCCACTCCAGCTATAGTCATACCATTTAAGTAGCTTGGAGTTACTCTTGTATCTACAGAGCTAGCTCCTTGTACTAATCCACGACCAACAACTGCTGCAGGAGAGATGTGTGGTTCTCTTGCATAAACAAAGCCTGCATAACTACCACTTGAACCTACACCACTTGCAATAACACCATTGCCAGAAGTGAAAGTCTGGCGACCTGCCACTAGAACTACCCTCTCGTTGTTGAGTTCATCAGCTAGTAGTTGTGCTCTCTCTGGAGTTATCAGTGCAGGTAACTCGAAGATAGCTACTCTTAAACCACTTTCAACAGTTGCTCTATTAACAGTCTCTATAGCAGTATCAAAGACTTTTTGATAAGTAGGGTCTCCGTAGTTAATTCCAGGTAAAGCAAGCGCAGCAATGTTAAAAGCTTCTAGTTCGTGAATAGCTTTTATTAAACCATTTACTAAACCAGCAGGCTGACTACTAGCTGTACCGTCAGTACCACCTTGCAGAGAGAATCTTTGCAGTACATTTAGGTTTGCAGCAGTGATAGCAGTTAAGCCCTTTTGAAATTCAGAACTTAAATTACCTAATGGAGGAGCTAATCTAGTAGGAGTAAACTTAAGAACTCTTTCATTTAGAGTAAAGAACTTATTAGCCGCCGCCCCCCGCCTTGCAGGTTCAAAATATAGCTGTATATCAGAGGTAGAAGGAAAAGCTAAAGACCTTCCCGTACGAATATCTATGTTGTTTGACTCAACTATAATATTCCTAGACATAGAAGAGGTTAAACTACTTCTATTTGTATCAGTAATCTCCAGCAAGAATGAACTTGAGACCTTGTTAATCTTCTGTCTACTAATACTACATAAAACTTGGTTTCCGTGAGAACCTGGAGATAGAGTCTCTAATGTCCATAGATGAGTACCGTCGTTAGAGTACAGATTGCGTCTAGCTGCTCTTGACCCGTTATAACCACCACTAAACTCAAGAGTTGAGACTTTTACCTTAGATGGGTCAGAGGAATAAGTAGTTACTATCAGTAGTAGTCTGTTAGAGCTTTCACCACTGCTTGAGCACCTAAAACTAATACTAACTGTTGAGATTAAGTCTTTTACAACTATTTCATCTATCAGGTCACTAAAAGTAGAGTTGTTCTCAAAAGCTGTCTGAATATCTTGATAGATATCATAGTAGAGTTGACCCGCTTGGTAAGCGTCCTCAGAGTCAACTGTTTTACCACCAACTAACAAAGTTTCCTTTGCAAAAGGTACTACAAAGTAGCCCATCTTAGACAGAGGTAAAACTTTCTCACCTTGCTCACCCCACAACAAGTCTATACCAATCCAATTAGATGAAAGGATAATTGGACCTGCTTGTACTGCTGGTCTAGTGTAATAATGGAAAGGTCTAAAGTAACCACCGTCATCTTCTGTAAGTAAGAAGTAAGAGTCGATGACATACTCACCATAACCATCGCTGTATACTTCCTGCATAGAAAGGTAGTCATCTGCAAGACTTGCACCCACTAGATCACTTGGAGTGTCAAAGGTATAACCTATGACGTACTGCGCTTTCTCTGGAAAAGCAATTCTCACTCCGTCAAACTGGTCTTCTTCTCTAAAAACTGTAACTACAGAGTTTTGAGGTACATCGTTAAAATCAATAGATCCGTCTATCCTTACTAACCAAGTCCCAACTTGATCAGTATTATCATCTCCAACAGTAATAGATTCTATACCATAAACTCTGTTGTTGATCAAAAGTTTATCTTCACCAGGAACTAAACCTTCCGAACCGCCGACACCAAAGTTTCCAGAAATAAGTATTTCATTAATTGGCTCTTCATTATTACTACCCTCAATGGTATTAGTAGATACTAAGTAAGGTATTAGAGTTACTTCTGCATCCTTTGGTAAAGAATGTAGAATACCTGGCTTTTCTATTACAGTAGTCAGTAAACCATCATTAAAGGTTAGATCGTCGCCAGTTTGTTTATAAACAACTCCATTTATCAGTAAGTCATACTTTGCTAATTTATTAGTAGTAGACCCTAACCAAGTAGAAATATCAGTTCTAATATCAACACTGATTAGTGTTTCACCCTCATTCACACTTTGATGTAACCGACCTGTAACAGACATTGGGTGTAGAAGATTACACTTTACTAACACCCCATGATGTGTATTACTTAACTCAAAAGGCTTAGAAGCAATTAAAATGCTATCATTATCCTTCTTAAAAGCATAGCCGGGGGAAATTAAAGGAAGAAGTTTAGGCAAGTCTAGTTCAGATTTTGAGATAGTAGCAATCTGATAACCTGGTATATTAGACCTTAAGAAACGTAACTCTATACTTAGGTCTTCACCAACTGCCACACCATCAACTATGACGGGTACTTGACCTGGGATTAGCTGCCCCCCACCCTGCACAGCTTCAGTAATATGGTAGCTAAATCTACCAACACCTCTAAAAGTTGGGTGTAGAAGTCTAGATTTTCTACTTCTTACAGGGGAGTAAGTAGAGTTAAACTCAATTACCTCCCCTAGGTAGTCAATCTCAAACTCATGCCCAATTGCTCTGTAGCTAGACGGTAGAAAGGAGTTACCTTCAACTCGGTAGCCTACAGTTGGTGCAAAGCTAGGATTTCCAGTAGAATCCTCAATCTTGGCGGTCGAGGCGTTAGCTGAGGCTGAAGCCCTTGCAATAGTAAAAGAAGACTGTCCATTTTGTACAGCTTGCTGAACAAATATAGACCCAGGAGAGTTATCTAATCCATACAAAGCGGAAAATTCTTGCATAGAGTCGATATTAGTAGGAAGCTCAGACCCCTTGCTAAAAGTAGAAGCAACCCCAATTCTATTTCTCCACCTTTGCTGTGGAGTTGGGGAAGACAAGACCCTTTCCGAAAAAACAATACTAGGGTATTTTAATTCAGACATGTAAAATCGCTCACTTAAAATATAATTTTTGAAGGCTTACTAGCAAAAATTGATGTATTCTCGCTTTCTTCCTTTTTTGTTCTAATAACTAAGTAACTAATCTAAACTTACTTTGATATTTTTTAGACTACAACAAAAAAAAATAGCTGCCCCGCCGCCCTTAACTCTCTTGGATGTTAACGTCTCTAATTAAACCTCTTTCAAAGAAAGTATTCTTTTGAGTACTAAAGCTTTCAAAGCAATCATAGTGACAAATAAAATAAGAAGTATGAAAAACTAAGTTTGAGCTGTCAGTATACCAGTTAGTAGTAGGATAATCTACAAACTCTATTGTGGGGTTCTTAACAGCAAAAGGTCTTAAGACAGTTAAACTTCTAACAACTTTTACTAGTAAGTCTGTCCACAGTCTTAATATCCTCTCAGCAGGATTAGTAAAAATAGTTAAGTTACTTGATAACCCCAAAGTTGACTCTACTATTTTCTCAGAGTAAGGATCTTCACCCTCCTCTATCTCATTACCATAGGTATCATCTAAAAACTCACCTAGAGTTCTCGTTTCAGAAGGAACATTTCCATCTTTAAACTGTACAACTCTACTAGGTTGGTCAGCTAACCATAGGTAATCTTCAGAGCTAGGGTCTAAGATATCAGATTCTATTTGGATAGGAGCGTTAAAACTAGCGTCTTGGTAAAATAACTGAACTACTAACCAAAACTTAGACTGAACAGCATAATTCTGGTCACCGTATCTTCCTAAGTAGTAGTCTGAGTATCGAACAGAAACAGGTTCAGATGACCCTAGAGAATAAGAACTGCTTTTTTGTCTGAAGTTACTAGATAGGGGAAATACAGCAAGGGTCAGCCCCGGCTCTATAAGCTCAGTACCAGCAAAATCTCTAGCAGAATTAATCCTCACAGGTTCAGTAGTGGGTGTCTCACCAATAATAACTGGTGGGTAAATCTGACTAGTAACAACATCAGGGTGTGTTAAAATAGCGTTTAAAAGAGCTAAAGGAATCTGTTCGTGATTTGGTGGGTAAAAGTCTGACATTTTAAGCTCTAAACTCTATCTCATTAGTTTCATCAATAATATTCTGCCAAGTCTTACTTCTCTTAGTTCTTTTAATAACTATTGGATTAGCAGTAGAAGCTGAGTTGACAATCGCTCCACTAGTCAAAACAGTACACTCAGTTCTAATAGACTTTGGTTGAGAGCTAAATAGAGAATAAGGACCAGCTAAATTACCAGTAGCTATCTCTATGTCAGCAGGTATTTCTAAAATGTCTAGAATAATATAAGTATTAATCCTTGAGAGAGTCCAAGCTATTAACTCTATCCCTGCGGTAGGATTAGTAACATTAGGTGGATCGTTACGAATAATAGCCCCAGATAATCCTGTTTGGTTACGATTGTAGGAAGCAGCTAGTAGTAAGCTAGTGGCAACTTGGGAGTACCTTAGTTCATCTAACTCTTCTTGCCTCTCATCTTGTGTAATTCTCTCTATTACAATCTCTTTTAAGTCAGCATCATTTTCTTCTGATGGTGCTGCTAGATTCCAAACTTGAGTTCTAATTTTTAGAACAGCACTAGCTGGAGCCGGAACTCCTGCTTTTTTACGAATATAAATAACGGTTGGTTCAGTATAGTTTTTTGCTGAAAGGGCTGCTGACCGTTGGTCACGTTGATAAATAATCAACCCATTAACTGTCAGGGGCTTCTTATCATAGTTCGTTACCCCCCAGGATATAGGAGCTATACCAGTAGCAAGGGAGTCTCTTATTAACTCAAGTCTAATAGAAAGTGAACAAGCAACTACTCCATTAGCTTGAGTTCTAGGATAAAAAGCTAGTGCATGACTGTCATCAAAGTTACCCGTCTGGAAGGCTAACTGAGCTACTGCTACTAGAGAGTTAGTAGTTAAACCTAGCATTAAACTGTTAATTGAGTCGGCTAAGTCTGTAACTATCTGTGCAGAGGTTATAATACCAGCATAATCTTTCACCTTTACCCAGGTTGGTGTTACTCCTACAGACAGCCAACTAACTTCTACTAATTCGTTTTCCGCTAATGTACGCTCTTCAGACCGAAAGATAAACTGAGGTGTAACTAGCTCTTCTTCAGATTTAAGAGAACCAGCCTGACTAATTTCATAGCTTATGCAGACTCTATCTAAATCAGCAAGAGCATTTATCTCTATTTGTTTAGCGTGTTCAGCCTGTTCAGGTATTTGTGCTAACTGACCAATTAAAATACTAGCTGTCAGAGCCGCACTTACTCTTCTTATCCCATCTGAGAATAAGTTTCTGTTCTGCCGCCCCGCTAACTCTCTCTCAGGATCAGCATACATTACCTCTTTTACTTCTGTTAACCCAGCAAAGATATAACTCTGTTTACCATCTTTCTTCCGAGCTGATGCTAAAATTAAGGCTATCCTAGGGTCTGCTTGTGTAGTAATTAACTGGAAAATCTCTAGCGCCGTTCTTCTCTTTAAAAGAACAGAAAAGCTTTTTACCATCCCAACCATTTCGGCTAACTCAGGTGAAGCAGCTAAAATCTGTTCCTCCGTTAAACTTGCTGCTTCCTCAGATGAGATTGTACTATTTATTCCATTAGCCTGCGGATAACTGAATCTATCAGCAAAGTTTAACGTTGTCATCTCCTACCCCTCCCCCTTTTCTATATCTTGGAGTATACGATTACACTCTGCAACTACCGGGGCAAGTGAAGAGTATTTTTCTCTTATGTACTGAACAAACTCAAGAGGGAATGGTTCTCTTAACTCCAGCTCACCTAGGAATTTTACTATACTTCTCCAGTTATAGTTTTTAGGAAGAGAGGCTCTTAATTCTTGGTCAAAGTAAGCCTGCATCTCTGCTTCCTTATCTTCTACTTCCTGGGAGGCATCATATGTACTACTATGATCAGAACCTGGATACCATGAGTTTAATAACTCATCCCCTTCCTTAGCATACTCCTTGTACACTTCATTCACAGGGTCTACCTTAGCATCCTCAAACATAGGAGTTGCTAATAAATCTTCCTCTTTCTGAGCAGATTTACTCTCTGTTACATCAAACTCTGGTAGGACATCCTCAAAGTACACTTGATTGTAAGAAAGTGGTTCAGAAGGATCAGTATCAGTTACTAGTACAAAACAATTAGCGATCGGAGAGCTTAAGATACGCTGGGCATCAGCATCAAAAAGGTGAAGCCGGTCTCCCGCCTCCACCTTTACAGCTCTCCCGCCTAATTTAATCATCGCTGGTTTACTTGCAAAAAGGCGGTAAGACATTTTTTTTCTATTTCAAGTTTACTTCTTTTGAGCCTACTTTTCTCACTTATTTAGCTTACAGCTAATTAAGGATTAATTACATTATTAATCAGTACCAACTCACTAGTAGCAGTCTTCAACTCTAACTTACCATTGTCCACACCACCAACAATAGGTTGATAGTCTAGAACTAAAGTAGCGATGTGTAGGGTAGCACAATCCCTAAAGAGTGCTTTAGAGTTGCTGTTTGTGAAAGGAGGGTACTTGGTGTCAATGTAAACCTTCTGCTCTACTTCATCAACTTTGAAATTGTCCACAGTAATCTTGCTATGGGTATTTCCTCCTAAAGTTCTATTCTTACCACCTTGAGCTGAAACTGGTGGAGCCTCAAAAACAGGGTCAAATAATTGCCATAGGCTTCCTACACGCTTGTAGAAAGTGTCAACTACAAAGTACTCACCTTGGTCATAACCCTGTGCTAGGTAATCACCAGCCCCAACTGCATCTCCATTAGCTCTAGTAGTAACAGTAGAGGGAGATGTACCACGATTGATAATCCCCCATCTACGAGAGGGATTAAGCAAAACGTAGAAATAGTTTAAGCCTGCTACTCTACTAGTGGTAGGAACAGGAACGTTAACAGCTTGAGCTAAGTAAGATAGTTGACCATCTAAGTATGCTGAACCAGCAGTCACGTTGACAGTTTGCTCAATAGTAGCATCTGGGTTGGTAGAGTTAGCCGCCGGAGTCCAGCTTGCAACTAAACCAGAGTAGATTGAAGAAAACGGATAGTAAGATAGACCTACTCCACGAATACTAGGAAAAATATCCTTTACAAAACGAAAACCAGGCGCTACTTTTTGATTAATCAGGGTGCTCATTTCTGTTACCTAAGATTTAGATATTATTTTTGATAAAAAAAACTTTTTTACTACTTGTTAGCTACCTTTTTGTAACTAACAAGTCGTAAAAACTAACTGCTAACTTCTAGTACTAGAATGTACCGTAATTGAGGTTAGCCTGCAGGATAAACTTAGTCTTCAGCTCATCTGGTTCACATACATCGAGAAGAGAAATCCAGTGGGGATAGATAACTACCGGCAGGAAAGCGTCGCCTAACTGCATTGTTCTTCCTGCTGGAGCGGGGGGCTCAGACATACCAGAAACTCTCATGAACATACCAGGAGATCCATCCGGCGCTTCACCACTACAGTGATAAGTAAACCCAAGTCTTGCAGATGGGTCACTAGCAGAACCAGATGCAACCAGCGCTACTTTGTTAGCAGGCCAGAAGGTTTGAATCTCACCAGTTACTGGGTCTCTATACAAACCATCCATTAGTTTAATGTTCAAGCCAGCTATTGAGGTAATGTCCCCACCAGCACCAAAGGTGATGAAAGAAGCAGGAGCAGTACCATTAGTAGCTAATGCATTACCACTTACTGTTTGTGTATCTCCACCTGTTCCACTAATTCTCTGATGGTTGTTAATTACAATTCCAGGAACGTTCATCAAAGACTTGATGTACTCATTCTCCATGATCACAGTCATGAGGTCAGAGGACATTACAATAGTGTTGAATCTGTTCTTGTTGGTCTTGTACAAATACTGTTTTAGCAGTCTTAAGCAACCTATCAAGTCAGCTCTGGGGTCAGTCCAACTTACACCAGCACGACCGTCAGTAGACCTAAACATCAATGCTTCTGGACGACCCTTATCATTTGTCAAAGCTTTTGCTGCTTTGTAAGGAGTACCAGCAATGTCTGCTGCAGCTTCTACTGTGGAGTTAAAGCCATCATAGCTAAAGTAGTTATGTGCAGGAATGTTAGTAGAAACATCAATTGCTACACCAGAGCGTGGGTCTGTGTACTTTATACCACCTAGAAGGGTTTTTGCTCTGAATAGGTCTTTAGTTCTAGCATGGCGGTTTACAAGCTGCTGAACTCTTCTTTGTACTAGCTCTTCAGGACCCCAAGCCTGGTTCATAGTTCCTGGCTTTCTGAGCTGGTTAATCAAATGCTGCTCAATAAAGTCGTCTTCTCTGACTACTGCAGGGATAGCAGTCATCGATCTAATACGGTTTGGCTCTAAGAACCCACCATTCGGTACAGCAAACCGAACGATTGGCATAATGCCCAACCCTTCAATGATTTGCTCAACTACTATAATCCGCTCTTGGATGTTAATATCTGGAAATAGGTCTGTTAGAGGTGTAATCTCTAGCTGCTCAAAAGAGCGAGCCAACATTGTTAGCTGTAAGGAACCAAGAGCAGGAATGTCACCAATATAACCCCACTCCGTCACCTTAGCTTCAAATTCATTAGCCATTACTATTTTTCCTTATCACTTTATATAAACTTTCTCTTCTCTGGTAGCTTATCTTTGGAATCTACTCTTTCTTAACTCAGAGTAAATCTCTTCATTCTGCTCAATCACTTTCAAATAAGGATTAACAAATGAAGTCTCACTGGCTATCGTCTCAGCATCTACAGAACCTTGCTGCTCAGAGTATCTTTCTTGATTAGCATGAGCTCTTTTCTGTAGCTTTTCCCAAAACTGATTAATTTGCTCTCTGTTCAAAGAACCAGTCTTTAACACCTCAGAAAAGGTTTCTTTAGTTTCAGAAGAAACGTTAAGGTGCTGTAGCCTCTCTAGCATAATCTCTTGATCTCTAGCATTTAGTCTGCTAGTAGCTTCAGATAAGTTCTGCTCAAGCATTTCATACTTTTTCTTTAAGTCTTCATATGCCATTGTCATGTTTACTAACTTTTCAGATAAGTTATAAACTTCTACTGGAGTAACACTAGCTACCGCAGCTTCTTCTTTCCGAGCAACTAGCTTTTCTTGTACAGCTAGTTCTTTTTCTGCTACTAATGGTTGAGTTTGTTGTTGTTCCGTTGTCATAGTCTTTGATTCTAGTGAGATTAAAAATGTAACCTGGTCAGACTCCTTCTCAGAGAACTGCTGGTGCAGAGCTTCAACTTTTGGCATTCCAGTTAGAAAAGGTCTATTTGTTAAAGCCGCCCCTCTTAGAACTGTACCTATATTTTCACCAGTCCTCTTGCTAAAGGCATTTCTTATAACTTCAGCCGATGAATATCTATAAGACCCTCGCTCTACTTCCTTGAATGTCTGCTCATCTACTGGCTCAAATAAACCATACAGGACATTATCATCCTGGTATAATTTTTCTAAAAAACCAACAGAAGGAGCACCTTCCTCAGTTAACAGATTATTAGGGTGTCCTACAAAAAGTGGGGGCTCATACCCTACAGCATCAGTTTGATAGTTTTTAATAATCTCATCAAAGTCCTTCTGAGAAAATTCTACCTCACCATACTCAGGATGCTTCCACTTACCTAGCACAGCAATAGGAACGCGCAAAAACTTGTCTTGATCAGACAACTGTTTCTCTAAGTTCCAACCATGCTCACCTTGTAAATTTATAACTGTACTCATAAAGAATTTTACATTCTATACTTCAATCTATCTTTGTTTAATTTCAAATCAAAAAAAAAAGAAGAGTAATAGAAAAAACTACTACTAAACTCGGTAAGGGTTCTGGTCTAACCCATATTTTTGTTTAAAGTCTTTTTCATATCTTCTCTCAGCATACATTTTCTTAAGAACCTCATTTAGTTGCGTCTCGACAAAGGAAGGAGCAGAATTGAAAGCTCGCTGGAACAAGTCTTCATCTACATACTTTAAGTCATTCTGCTTTTTTTTTGATTCATTTACTATCCTTTCGACTTCTTCTTTTAATAACTCACCCTGCTGTTCTACCATCTCTTCTGCTCCCAAAGAACCCACTTCCAAAGAATCACTTTCTAAGCGGTCATCATATGTAGAGACAGTAACTTGAGATTCTGAGTACTTCTCTTCAGGTGTAGACTCAGATTGGTTTGTTAGTAAAGTATTTGGGTCTAAGTGATAGTCACATAAATAAGAAGGACAAATTGGTGCCTTCCAGCGCTCACATAAACCATGACCTAAAGCTGGGTCGTAAATAGAAAAAGCACAATTAGCACAAGACTTAGCTAACCGATAGTTTGGTATTTGTTTCATACTCTGTGCATGTCTTTCCTCTGGAACAGCTTCATCTGAAAACTGCTGGGGAATTATAGGCTGAACACTTTGCTTAACAACCACCGCCCCCTTTTCTTTTGTCCTCTCAACCGGAATACTATCAGATAAACTCTGTACAGTCATTGAACTGTTCGTCAGAGCTTGATTAGTATACCCAGGAAAAAGATCAGTTGAACTAAACTCTTGCCTTCTACCAACTTGATAATTTACTAAACCTCTAGGTACGATAGGCTCTATTCCTTTCTCACGATTAGAAAGTTTAGGCTCTACCATCATTTGCTCTAATAAATTTGAGTCTTGCATAATTAGACTTCTCTGACTAAAACAACATTAAATTTAATACTTCCAAAAACAAAATCACTAACTAACTCAAAATGAAAACTTATGCCTTCCTATCTGCCTGGTGGACAACCTTTAACTCCCTTACAGTCAAAGAAGTTACCTGTAACAACTCTCACTTAATGATCACAATAGATGACGATGACCAACCTCACTTAGTGAAAATTGATGATTTACCTAGCTACTTGGTCAAAGCTGACAGTATAAGACAAGATCAAAATACTATTGCTACTAATACAAGAGTACCCAGACCAGACTTTCTAAACTCCGTCGCTGAACTTTACACCCAGCAAAAGATATCATCTTTAATAAAAAACGCCACCTTTACAAAAGGAGAGGTAACTTTTTTACTAAAAGGAAAGCTAGTACGCTTAAATAAAGAAAAGCTCCCTAATCTAAACTACACTAAATTAATAGCATTAGAAGCATTAGCTAGTGGTTATATAATACGAGAAGAACCAGGTAGCCATTGGATAGTCGTTTCACCCCAAGGATATCAAAATGTCACTAAGCTTCATAGATGTAGTTGTGATGAATTTGCTGAGACTAAAGACTGTACTCATGTAAGACTTGCTACTGCTTTTCATGAGAGTAGACATCTTAACTTAGGCATCTACTCTTTTTCTTAGCCCTCCGGGCGGCAAAAGAAGAAAGATAAGTCAAACATCAGTTGACACATTCTTAGGCACACTAACTCTACTATTAATATGCTTAGTAGTAGATCCAGTCTGTCTACCAGGTTTACCAGCACCATTTGCACCAGCCTTAGTATCAGGCGACCCCCCTTTCTGTCTAGGATTTATAACTATCTCCTCTATCCACTCTTGGTCTTCTTTAGTCATCATCCGGTCAGATAGCCTTAACATCTGCCTGACCATTCTCCAATCTACAGAGTTAGTTGGGTTTAAATATCCATTCTCTGTTAAGCCCTTTACTGTCTGCATAGAGGCTACCCTGTCCTCAGACCTGTCACTGTGTATCCTTGCAAAGCTAGGAGCAATCCTAGCTGACTCTCTGTTAAAGTTCCACTTGACTAAAGGCTGTAAAACCTGCTTAACAGCTTCTGTTGCTAAAGAGTTAAAAGCCTGTTCTTTGTTTGTGTAAAAAACTTCCATTCTTCTTTCAATAGAGGAAGCGTTTAAACTTCCCACACTATCCGAAATTAAAAAGTAAGGAATAATATGCTTCACACTCTCTTGGTCAGCATAAGCAATCGCATCTAAAAACATATTCCCTACTAAGTCACTTAAGGGAACTGACCCTATCTCTGGACTCGACCCTTCAACGTTATAAGGTAAAAGTAAAGTCTGTTTGAGATCATCATCCTTCTCAATCTGTTCTCTTAGTAGGTCTAAAGTAGTAACAGTTCTTTCATCACCTGTGCTAGGATCTATCCTTGACTGGTCAGTGGGGTGTGCTATTGAAGAAATCCAAGTCATCCTATGACCAGCTCTCTCTAGGTAAATAAGCATCAAGTCTATTAAAGCTTCCTTTAACCTCTGCCATTTATAGCATGGCGCAACTAAAGACTGACCGTAGTAATTTCCATACTCAGTATCAGCACCTAAATATAGAACCTTCCATAGGTCTAGCTTTTTTAAGCTAGTGGTAGAGTCAAGAGAAACTTGGTAGATACCAGACTTATGATATCCATCTAGTGTTTCTCCTCCTTCCACTAATCTTCCTTTTTTATCTGTGTAGATAGTTAAGGTTGAGGGGTGGTAGGTTATTAGATCCTCAAGAGTCAGAGAACCAAATTCTAGTTTAAAAATTATCTCAGAGACAGAATATCCAGCCCAGTCTTTTGTGAACAGAGAAGTTTTAATAGCACTTTTCCAGCTTACTCCTAGAGTATCCTCCATAGTTTTTAAGTTATAGTTTAAAAAAGTTGCTATCTCTTCATCTGGGTGTGTCACCTCACCAATAGTAGAAATTATATAATTTTCAAAAGTATTCAAAGCCGAGCGGATAGTTAAGTCCTGCCTCGCAAGCTTTTCGTATAATCTAAGATTAACATTTTGTATTCTACGAACAGAATGGAAAAGTGAGTGACCACCTTTTTGTACAAACTTTCCTTTAGCAGAACGCTTATCTTGGTAAAGAATATCTACTGACACAACCTCTTCCTCATCTCATATTTTCTTTATTATTTCTCACCGTACACAAAAAACAAAAAAAGCCTCTAGCAAAGTTAGCTAGGGGCTTAAAAGACTTTTGCTTTAGCCATAGACTTTTGAGAAAGTATTATTAGTTGGACCAAAGTTTAACTTACTCTTCAGCTCACTTTGCTCCATCTGAATCTTACGTTTTTCTTCATTTCTTAAACTCTCTCTTTCTCTAACTATCTTACCAGTCTCAAAAGCTAAACCCCTTTTAATAATCTCTGGTAAACCATACCTTTGATAAAAAGGATCAGCTCTTAACCCTAACCAGTCCTCAATCGAGATTTGCACAAGTTGATTTAAAGATACAAAAGAAGCCAAGTCGTAACGCTTAGAGATCCACTCAGCGTTTTCATCCTGCCTAATATACTCTAGAGCATAAAACTGATCAGCTTCCTCTTGAGAAGTAAATGTTTTCCTCCTTTGGATAGGGTAGTAATCTGGCAAGGAAGAAAGAGATCCTATAGGGGTATAGTCGCATACAACAGGAATGGCAGGCACGTAACTATAGAAGGGAGTTAGCCCTAGCCTATCACCTAAACAGGGATGAAAGTATCTTTTACCGTAGTGCTGGGTTTCCCTAACCCAAGCTGTGCTTTCTTCTGCTTTCCCCGATTTTTCGCCTCTTTTGCTTCATCATCACCTAGTAAGAACAAGTTTACAAACACAGTTGATAGAAACTGTATCTCATCAATTCTTTCTTGGTCAAAAATAGCTACTAAGTCTTTTGGACTCTCCTCAATTGGCTTACCATTAATGTCTGCTACACACATAGCAAGCAACATTTCATCAAGGTTGCACCCATTCTCCTGTGGGCTTTTGTAAACTCTATCTGCTTCCCACTGAGTACCAGTCGAAGGTCTATTTAGTAAAAAAGTTCTACCAGTAGGTGTAATTTTACCAGGTATCAAAACAGTTGGTTTGGGTGGTAAATTTCTCTGCTCATCTGCAAAAATCTTTGCACTTTTAGCTTGATCATCGTCTAGAAAACAAGTATTGATAAACTCAATCATCGCTGACTGCCTATCATCAATTGGTAAGGGCTCTAGCTTACTAGGCAAGTCCTTGGGAGACTCTTTTACCACCTTACCATTTACTTTTATTTCTTTTATTAAACTAGCAAACAATAACTCTTCTACTGAATAAGGTGGCTTACTCTCACCCTCTCTTGTTGGGTAAGGATAAAGTTTTCTACTTTTTCTTAAGTCACCAAAGTTTGGTACTTCGTAAGTTACGCTAATTGCCTTGTTAGGCATTGTCGAAGCATCAATAGTTATTAGTTGTTTTGCCGTCATATTGATTTTAAATTGGTTACAGTTTCATCTTAATAGAATGTAATTATTTTACAAAGCGAAACTACTTAGTTTTTCTACTAAAAATCAGATCGCTACTAAATGTCTGACCCTACCACTGGCTCTACTCCTGACTCTACTTCAGAACCAACTACCTCTGTTTTTGAAAGTTTAGTAGAATATCAAATGGGCGCAGGAAGCCCAGTCTCTCAGTTTTTCGCAAGCGTAGCTGAAAACTCTAGAGACCCCTTTCGCGCTGCTGCGGATATATCAATTAGATTTACTGAACGATTTGTAACTCAAGAACTAGAGAGAAGTGCCGCAATTATTAATGAAGGTGGGATTAATCGTTTAACAGACCCAGTTAGAGCAGACTTTTTGCTAAGGATGCACAATGAGCATCTACAGTATACAATTCAAAGCGAAAGCGCTAAGATAAGCTCGTCCCTGGGTCACTACAATCAGGAGATGCAAAGAGTAACAGGTATAACTTATGAAAGTTACACAGGTAGTGGTAGTGGTAGAGAAAGTAAAAGAATAGATACTTACTCAGCACCTAGCGGCTTTATAGCAAGACCTCTGCATTATGATACCTACAGTCTCTTTGCTAGTGAAGAGTCAAAGCAACTTAATTTAAGAATGAGTATCTACCAGCTACAGGAAATTAATACTGTAGCTGGTATAGCTCAAAGAGAAAAAGACCGAACTGAAATTATTACTCAGGGATATAGTACTGATCGCAGAGGTCAAACAGAAAACTTTTTTGGCGAAGTAACAAGCCAAGCTGATGAAAAGCAACAAAGTCTCCGTGTAAAGTCAGCAGGAAATACAGTAGGAAAGAGAATTAACTTACCAAGTGTTTTTGCAGCAAATGTTTTAAATGAAGCACTTAATGTAGAGAAGACAGACGACAGTATGAAGGGAGTGACTACTGTTGCAATGGTTGACGGGTCTCTACACCCGAAAGTCGGTTACCTTTCAGACCCTAAGACTGGTAATGTAAAAATAGCATTCATTAGTACTCAAAACATTACTTCTGCTCTCTCTAGAGGTGATACTACAGAAGAAATGCTAGTCCTTAGAAGTGATGTAACTTTTACTGACCCTAAAAGAACTGACAAAAGAAGTGAATTAATGAGTCAGTTAGTAGACTTAACAGAAAGCATTTTTGAAGCAACTCGAGATAAATATAACGATAATACTAAAGAATTACAATCTAAGTTTGATATTACTTATAGGAAAGATATTAGAGCGAAGCTTAATAAAAGACTTTCAGCTAGACAAGTAGCAGGTGTAAAACGGAGTGTATATGTAAATCAAGATATACACAACCAGATAGCTAATTTACTTCATTCTACATACTCAGCAGGAGATGCTACAACAGGTGACAAGGTAGTTATCTCCCTTCAGTACATAGAAAAGCTGTTTGAAACTACTCAAAGGGAAAAAGATTTTGAACTCACTGGAGAAGGTTTAGATAAACAAAGTAAAAAATTTAAAGACTTTAAGACTAAGGCACTAAACGCAATTCTAAGTTTAGCAGATCAAGGTAGAGTAAGTATTGCCATCTCAGGCGATAGCTTTGGTGAAGGGCAAGGTTTATTTAAGCTTCTAGATGAATATCACAGTGGTAACATAACTGGTGACAAAAGAACAGCCCTTGAAACTTTACTCAACCGCAATGTTTTCTCTGTCCTACCAAGTGCTTATGCCCATAGTAAAACCCTAGCTATTTTAGATGACACAACTAAGCCAGGAGATGTAAAGTTAAAAGGTTTCGTAATAGGTTCTGCTAACATTAGTAACTACGCTTACAGAACTAACGTAGAATCTTCCCTTTTTATTACTGATGAGCAGGTAGAAGCTCTAACTGATAGTGAACAGAGAGACATTGCAAACTACTACTACCACGGCGTTAGTAACTTTAATAGGCAGAATACTCAAGGCTCAAGGTTAAACCAAAGAGGTAGTGCAAAGCAGACACAGAGATTAATTCAGTTATTAGATGACCAAGGAGCAGTTGACCAAAGGTCTAAACAAAGCGGTAAGTCGGCAGCGCCTTTTACCTACGCTAGGATCTATGACCCTAACCGCGCAGGAGAGTTGATAGGCTTAAGTTTAAAGATACAGACAGGGAGTAACTCTAACTATAGCTTCTCAGTTACAGTAGGTGAGCAAGTAGGACAACAGGGTGCAGTACCTATAGTCTACTTGTCGAAGAACAATAGAGTTATAAATGGAATGATCTTTAAAAACGACTCTCGCGAGGTTCTAGAGCTGCCCTCCAGAAGAGATGAAAGTGGAGCAGTAGTTGCTAGACAGCTAGAGCCAGGTCAAACACAGTCCTTTGATGCGTTTGACACCCTTTTTGGTATGATGAATACCATGCGACACGCTATGATCTTTGAAACACAAAGAGGCTCTGTTCAAAAAGGTATAAGTGTCCTGACTGACTCAACTAGACAGCAATCTCTTCAAAGAACATTATCTAGTATTCTTTACACTGAAGCTAATGCCCAAGGACTACTTAATTTAACAGACAGTAGTAATCTAACCTTTGGCTCCATGTTAAGTAAATTTAGCCAAAAAGGACAACTTGAGACAGTACTAAACATCCTTGAGCAAAAGTTAAGTAGTGAGATGCCTACTGTTGATCAAACAGGAGAACCTGTACCTCGTAACTATAACACCGATTTAAATGTTATACAGAGACAGGAAGAGATAAAAAGTCTTTTCACAGAAATTCGCTCTGGGATTACTGATTTCGACAAACCTTTAGGGCTAGGTGCTCAAGGGTTAGCAAATAACATAGTACTGAGGTTAGATAAGCTTTTACAATTATCTATTGACAATGAGAAGCAGGCAACTATCTACACTGATATCTTAATGTTAATGATTGGTCAAGATGAAGTAGCCAAGAAACAATTTGAATCAGCTCAACAAAAAGCAAAGAGAGATGTATTTAGTCAGATAACAAGTGTCTTCTTTCAGCCTCACGAATTAAGTTACTCATTTGGGCAAGCTCTCTATAAAAAACCTGTATTTGGTTTAAACCAACAAATTTATAACCTGGCAGAACAGCAGGGAACTCTAGGATTTATACTTAACCCCCATCGACTAAGGCACGGTGAAGACTTAGGTGGTTTGTATTTTAGAGCGGTAGCTGATACTGTTAGATACGAAGAAAATGACCTATACCAAAACCTAGGTGGTATCTATAAAGCAGTTGGGGGGCCAGCAACGATTAGAGAGGGTCTCCCTACATTTAATAGCATGAGACAGATAGCTATCATTGACCGCGACTCAATGCATAAGAGGGCTAAAGAATCATTTATACAGGCTGGTCTATCAGAAGAACAAGCAGAACAAAGAGCAACACAACAGGTAAATAAAGTATTTGCTATAAGTAAGTTCAAAGGAGAAGGAAAAGGAGAAGACCAAAAGCAGATGTTCTTTTATCCTTTTAGGGTAACTGAACAAGTAGTTGGTCGTATGAGAAACTTACAGAGCGGTAGACCGGTTGAGTCCTCATCCCCTGAGTTTAATAACTACGCTAGAAGCTTAGGTGTTGTAGGAGGAGACGACGAAATTTCACTAGATTCAATAATCGGCGGTAGTATTCTCACCTCCTTACCTCCACACCAGTTTAACTACCTACAGACTTTATATAATGACCAGCTAGAAAAAGATAGAGACCCGGCAGGAGCAGTACCAGCTAGCTTGTCTGATGATGGGGGACAGATTGTTAAGTTCTTAAAAGAAAACTTCCATGGCAATGCTACTTCCCTTGTTCGTGGTTTCCTGGGAGGAGCAACACCTAAAAGAGTAGCACAGAGTTTTGGTATTAGCACTATGAGTGACTTTGCTTATATCAATTCTGACTATGAATACAATCTAGATGAGCATAGTAAGGGTACTAAAGCTACTTATAGCTATTTACATAGCATAACAATGACTTTTGACACCCGCCAACTAGCACAGAATACATCTTTTGCTGGAAGGGTAACTCAAACTTTAAAAAAAGGAACTACATTCTTAGGTAGAGAGACCCTAATTACTCAGACTGATGTTTATCAACATCTAACTGACGAACTAACTGAACAAGTAAGACAACACAGTGACGGAAAAGCTAGAGAGTTTACAGATTTAGACGCTAGACAGAAAAAAAAGGTTCAGACTTATTTTCACAATAAATATCAAGTAATACTATTTAAAGATGGAGAATTTTTCTTTAGACCAGGTGTGCACTCCCCAGCTACTGGAGCAGATATAGACGAAAGGCTACGAAGTAAAAAAATAATAGGAAGGCTAAACCAATCAGAAGGGTTCTTTACTATTGATGGTTTACTTAATGAGAGTGGTGGGCTTCTACAGTACCCTAGTTCAATAGGGCAAGAAAAGTCAACAGAACTTATACACTTTAAAATACCAGCTTTCAGCCAAAGAGAGTACGGCGGTGAAACTGTTCTTTACAATGACGCTAGAGTTTTCTTAACAAACTCAAATACTACAGTATTAGAGCTAGACGTTGCTACCAGTAGAGATATGATGAGTGGACAGAGACCTGGTAGTGACACAGCTAAAGGTCCTGGGGTAATGGTTGATGGTGAACTCTTTCGGGTCATAGAGCAAACAAGTGGTTTTGCGACTGGAGACGAAACTTTACTATCTAATAGGCTTGCTAACCAAAACCTTTACGCAGTTCTAGCCCCCAGCCAAGTAAAGGGGTTTAACTTTGAGTCAGGCTTCTCTCTCATCGAAGATGAGGACAGCCGACTAATGAATCTAGTAGCAACTGGAAATAGGAAAGTAGGAACCCCAGTAGAAAGGCAAAAAGGGGGAGAAGTAGTAGCACAAGCCTTAGCATTTTTAATGTTAGGAAGTGAAGTAGAAGGTAAAAGAATATCTACCTCTCTAGGTGAGAATTTAGTAACACACGATGACAAGAAACAGTTTGGTAAAGTACTAACTAAAGCTGATGGGTCTGGTAAACCAAGTAAGTTTGGTAAACCACTAGGACAAAAGGAGGGGAAAATTGAATCTTACATAAGTATCTCTCAAGCTATGCAGCCTACAGCTTTAGTTTACTCAGAGCTAGGGTCTTTAGCTTTACCAGAATACTTAAGGAATACAAGTATTTCCATCGAAGAAGCTTTGATAAAAACTGTAAAAGAAGCATTAGAAGGAAATATTGAAGCTCGTGAGCACTTAAGTAAGCAAGCTTCAGCAATCTTTGAAGGAGCGAGGAAGAGTGCCAACGCCCTAAAATTTGGTGATAGGTACGTCTTCTCTGAAGTGATGGAGAACCGCACAGCCTCTTTCCTAGCATACTTTATAAAAATAACCCAAGACCTCTTTACAGATATAAAAGATAAAGATAGGTTACAGGGTCCCTCAATCAGCGAATTAAATCCAGCCTACTTCTTTGAGGATGTTAACAATAGAAAAGTAGGAAATGAACAGTTACAAAAGTATACTGGCGTTTATGAAGAGTCATCTACTGTTACTACTGATGAAAAACAACTAAACCAAGTCCTAACAAAAAGTACCCAAAGAATAGCCTCAGCCTTCAATATCAAACTTCCTACTCCAAAGGACTTTAAAGATGCTAAGGATGATTCAGCAAGAACAGAGGAGTTGAAAGAGCAGTTAGGTATAGGTCTAGACCTTTTAGACAGACTACTAAGGTTTAACCGCTTTGTAGAGTTTGGCATAGAGCATATACCAAGCAAAATAGCAGTAGCTGTAGGTATGGCAAATATGACTAAGTTAGAGGGTCAGTATGTACACGAACTAACTAAAAATCAACTAAGTCTTTATACCTACACAGAAAAAGAAGAAGAAGATGTTTACACTATCCAACAGGCTGTCATTCTCCTTGGCAGCTTAATGGAAGGTAGTATCCCTGATCCTATTAGAGCTAGGTCTAACCTCTACACATTTAAAACTACTAACTTAGCTATCCACTCAAAGAACTATGAAAGATCAAGTCCAACTCCAACCATAAGTGGAGAGGAAGCAGAACGAATAGGATTGACAAGATGGCAAGCTTCGCGAATAGGTGTTAGTAGTGCTTTTAACTTTGTAAACGAGTTTTTATCTTCCTTTAGTAGAATAGCTTCTAACGCATTACCTAACGTTATAACAGAGAAGGGTGATGTTATCTACTCTACTCCTTTAGCAGAAGACGCAATCAAATTATTTTTATTAGGTGAGGACGAAGCTAGTAACGAAGTCCTAGCAACTATGCACGGTGTGAGAACTATTACTAACTCTCTGTCTACCACACCAAGCAAGGATAGCATAGACAACAGAAGAAAAGCCTTAGAGACAAAAATACTCACAGACCTAAAAGCTAGTGAAACAAAGTTAAATAGTGTACAAACTGAACTAAAGAATATACTAGATAGTTACACAGCAGCTAGAGCTACAAATGAAAATCTAGACTTTCAAGAACACGTTGAAGTTTACAAACAAAGTCAGATTACAGCAGGTAAAACTTTAATTACCCCTGTTGGTTATTACACCAGTCTATTTACAGAACTGGGTAGAGCTTTTAATTTGAGCACAGATGTAACTATAGAAAAAATCCAAGAAAATTTGACTTATGAAACTTTAAGTAAAGCAGGCGTTTACGACCATTACCAAGCTGAGTTAAATCAAAGAATATCTGCCTCCCAGGGTACAGAATTAGGTACAGAGTATCTTAAGCACGGATTAACTACACTTTATGACCTAGCAACTGCATTTAAAGGTGCACCTACTGATAAACTTCCGTTAATAGCTAAAGATAAAGAACGTATACAAAAAAGAGCACAGCACGTCTATGATCAGATAACGCAGACACAAAGGCTAGTTCTACCAAGAATCTACATACATAGTAGGCAGGAAGGTAAATACCAAGTTTCCTTCGCTCCCACAGACCAAGTTGCCCCTTCTCAAGGTTTATTACTAGGTTTAGATTTACTACAAAAACTCTCTCTAGTCTTCCAGGGTACATCCCATGCAGCCCTCCGTACACAAGAAAGACTACGACAACGACTCCAATCTACCATACCTATTTTTGAAGAGATATCTAAAAATATAGAAGATTCAGCTGAAAACAGGATCTCAACTGGGATAACTAGTATCTCAGAGTACCAGTATAGGCAAATACTAGATCTAGAGTCAACCATGAAAGAGTCTATAGATAATACTCTCATGCTTCTTGATAGCCAAGAAACTATTAGACAAGCTTCAGTTGATAGGTTAAAACTAAGAGGTATCAGTGCTATCGCCATGTCCAGTTTACTTGTTGGAGAGCGTGAACTCTACCAGGGCGGGAGGCTTTACGACCTAGATGCTTATGGAAAACAAAGTAAAACAACAGGACTTACCACCCACCTCCTATTTATCCATCATACTTTCTTAGAGTTAGATAAATTAACTAAAGATATCTCAGAAAAGCAGAAACAGATTAATAAAGATGGTACTACTCCTGAAAGGGGAGAGGAAATCAACAAATTACAGGCAGAAAGAGAGGCTAAGTTTGAAAAACTAGCTGATGGTCTTCAAGTCTACCGTACAGTTAATGATGTAATGAATAATGTACCTAGTGATAAGAGAAACCTAATCACTGCTGACCATCTGAAGAGAGCTTTCTACGAACAAGACAACATCAGCATTCTTAGACCAGACCTTACTACCTTTACTAACTTTGCTACTAATTTAATAATGGCTGCTGATGTCAACTCAGTAACTAACAACGTAGAGGACTACTTACAGGCTAAGGCAGCTATCGCACCTAAAAGACAACAACTAGCAGCAGTCATAAAAGGTCAGATTATCACTACTGAAGAAAGTATAGCAGAAATAAAAAGTCAGATAGACGTAATTAATAAAAAGCCTAAGTTAGGTATAACGAGTGACGTAGATAATATTTGGAGAAGAAGTGAGATAAAAGAATTAAACTCACAGTTAAATGAAAAAACAGCAGAATTAAGAGGTCTTCAAAGAGACCTAAATTTTGTAGAAAAATATACAGCCCACCCTAATTTAGTAATTAACCTGTTTAGGAAACATGGTGTTTCACTAGGTGATATTAGTAAAGAATCTGCCTATAAAGCAGCAGCAGACAGCAACCTTTTTATAACTAGAGCAGAACTAGCGAGAGTACAAACTACCCAACTTCATCAACCTAAATATAAAGAACTAAAAAAAAGAGAGAAAACTGTCGTAGACCTAGTAATTAAACAAAAAACACTTAGTAGCTCTTTTAGAGAAAAGAAACGAGAGCAAAGAAAAGAAACTGATATAGCTAAAAAAACTTCTTTAAATAATGACATTAATAACTTAAAAAAACAGATTAGTACTACAAGAACCAAAATAAACCTTGGTAGGAAACAAATATCAAAGTTAAAGGAACAGGTAAAGGGTATTTATACACCTGATAGTTTAGATATACAGGAGTTTATTTTAGAAGTAGTAGAAGGTACTCCTTATGGTTACAATTATAAATACTTAAAACTAATAACTGATATTGAGAGAGCAAGCCTTAAAAGCGGTACAGAAAATATAAGAGGGTACTTAGAGGTAGCACAAGAACAGTATAAGCAGTTAAGGATAGATAGAGGTAGAAATCTTGGTAGCGAAGAACTTCTTTACAGTGTATATAAACTATCCACAGAAGGTTTTTCTGAGGAAGAAAGGCAAAAAGCCTTTGAAACACTCTTAGATGAAAGGGCTTCTATTTTAAGAGATAGACAGAGTACTCAGTTGGCAGTCTTAAGGGAGCAGACAATAAAAAACTCAAAAGAGCTGGGTAAGTACCTTTACCATGTAATAGCAGTTAGACAGGGTGCACCTCATGGTTCCAGTCTAGAATCTGAGTCTGGTACTTTCCCTCTAGTAGGTTTAACTTATGAAGACCTTCGGGAAAGAACTCAAAAGTCTGGTACTTTAGTAAACCCAGCTAAAAAAGAAGCAAGGACTCTAATGCTTCTGTCTGCTCTGGGTGTACACTATACACAACTTGGAGACTATGATGGTGACAGCTTTCAAGCGGCAGTTAGCCAAATAGGTCGCCTAGACTCCTCAATCCTAGACTTGGATAATCAACTTCGGAGCCTCGAAAAAGGAAAAACAGAACGTAAGCAAAGTAATGTAGAGCCTAGTAAGCAAAAGTACTTTGACGAACTAGCAATAACAAGCCTAAATGAGAAAAGAGCAACCTTAATTGCTCAAAGAGAGAAGCTACTACAGGAACAAGTTAAACTTAGAGAAGCAGCACTAGAGAGATCAGAAAAAGCTGTCAGAGAGTTTACTAAGATGTATACAGGTTTGCCCTCCGAGTTGGTAGAAGGGGGAGAAGATGCAGTTCTAAAGGTAGACCAACTTCAAGAGTTTACTAAACAGTATAGGGATACTTTAGCTAACATCTACGATAACATTGACCACGTAATGATTTCTGAAGGTTCCTATAGTACTGAAAATCTGCAAAAACTAAAGTTTACTTATGATGGCACTAAATATAATGTTAGCGATAGAGATACCCTTTCTGCTGAGTTACTAAGACAAGTAGATGCAGACTTAGTAGAGATCAATAATAACTTAAGTAATAATCCTCCTAAAAGTGGTCAGACAGCTAATGATTATGTCAAAGGAATGATTATAAACAGAATGGCAATGGAAGCAAACGTAAGGACTCCTGTATCAATTAGTCAGAAAATTCAGGCAGCCGCGTTTGGCTCTTTGTTAGAAGAGGAATCACTCTTTAACCTCCAAGCTATTGCTGGCGCGGGAGGTACAGGATTATTAGGCTCAACTTATAACACTATCGTACCCTTAGTAGCACTCAGAATGACTGAGATAGCATCCTCTAAGGTATTCAACTCAGAAGCAGCCTCTACCTATCGCATGGCTCTAGCCTTAGGACTCAATAGACAGATTAACCAAATAAATGCAAAACTAAACCCAGACCGATCGTCTTCTTTAGGGACTATTAGTAACGAGGAAAAAACAAGGTTAGCAAAAGAAAAAGCAGGTCTATTGGCAAAAAGACATCAACTCCTAAAAAACGAAGAGACTATAGCCGACAGACTTAAGCTTGAGGAGATGGATAGGATAACACAGGTGGCACTTCGTTTCACATCCACAGTTCAGCAGTTCCTAAGAGATGCAACTATTAAACCAAAAGAAGATAAAGCCGCCGCTAAAAAAGGTCAACCTCCTATTACTTTATTAGAGGTAGCAGCAGAATACACTTTATCTAAAGAACAGCTTGAAAATTATGGTATTGTAGCTGTGGACGGAGTGGATGGTACTAGGTCTCCAAGAGGTTTATCCAACTTGCTAAGTCGTGTCACAGGTAGCTCTGATTCAGAAATAGCTAATAGAAGGGAAAACCTACTTACTACATTTTTAGGAGAAAAGCTGGGGGCTGCTCTATTAACAGGCACTGGTCTTAAGGGTACAGCTTCTGCTGAAGTGAATATGCCTGATGCTAGAGCTTTTGCAGCTCTTAAACTTATAACTGAATACTCACAATTTGACACTGCTACAGAAATGATTCAAAAGAGTGTCTTTTCTAGTCAGTTAGATGCGGCACGACAGAAAGATCGCTACAAAGACATGGCTAATGATCAAGAGTTTTTGTCACACTTTATAGCTGACTTAGTAACTGCTTTTGAAAGTGACTTTATACTTGGAAATGTAATAGAAATAGATAACAGAAATAACTTTGGTGACTCTTACCAAAGAATTATGGATCAGTACGGCTTAATAGCAGGTAAGAAAGAAGTAACAGAAGATGGTAAGACAAAAACTCTTATAAGTATAACTTACGATGATTCACAAATTGGAAAACTAAGAGAGCAAGAAAAGAATAGATTACTGTTACTAGCAAAAAGAGATGCAGCTTCTATAAGCTATGATAGTGAAGATAGTGAAGGTAAGCAACTTGACAAGTACTTAGATAAATATGAGCAGGAATTAATACAAAGAAGGAAGGCTATAAAAACTAGTCTCGAAGCCTTAGAAGCTTCCTCCACAGACTCTGATAGGTTTAAAGCTGCTATCAAAGCAGTTCAAGTTATAAGTGTACAGCAAGATACTGAGTACTTAGCCCAAAACTTACAAGACTTAAAACAATTTCAAAAGGTTGTCAAGTCTATCAGAGGAGCAGATGGTACACCCTCCGACTTAGAAGATAACCTTAACTTATATCAACAGGCATTTGTACAGCAACTTGCAGCTGGTAAGATAGACAGCCAGATATGGACAGGATTCTTTGCCCTCGCCCTACCGCAGATTAATGAGATAATAACTAAGGATGCTAGTGAAACCCGCGCAAGGGAGGGTGAGGTAGGAAAAGAAATCGAGTCAGAATCTATAACCAGTCAAGCAGGCATTAGGTTGATGACTGGTGTGCTACCTCCTTCAGTTCAACCTACAAACTACCACGAGCGTATGGCAAGCGTTTTTGTTACTACTGCCGAGGGGGTAGAAAACCAAAAACTTAGTTTAGCTAAAGTACTTCTACAAACTATATTTGAAGATGCTGGGGTAGTACTAAATAAAGAAGAAACAGAAGCAGTATTTAATCCTATTACTATTTCCTCCGATGAAAAAATGGCTTCTACTAGACAAAAGTTTATGGAGGTCATTGAAGAATCAAGTTTAAGTGAAGAACAAAAAATAAAAACACAAGAAACATTTGGAAAAGGTTTTGATGCAATCTCTCGAATTGAGGCAGGTACAAGCCCAGTAGAATTGTTAAGAAATGCCAGTGCTTACCTCTACAACACCTCTTTTATCACAGAACAGATGGTAAGCCTAAGCGCACAGCAGCGACAAAATATGGCAAACACAGACCAGTCAGAAGAAGAAAGAAATAGACTTGACCGAGAATACCAAAGAGTTATTCAACATTTAGAGGAAAGTAGAAGTAATCTTAAAGCAGAAAGCTCAGAGGGGGTAGAAGCTATACCTAGCAGTAATGCTCAGTTAGATTTACAAAGGGAATTACAGACACAGTTTAATGAGCAAATTAACAGAGTAAACCAGGTACAGCATGATATAGCTGTTAGGAAAGCAAGTAGGGTTGGTAGAAGGATAAATACTACCTCAGAATTAATGAGTATTGTAGCTGTTCCTCTACTCTTTGCAGCTTTAGGAGATACAAGAGACCCTGATAAACTAGGACAAGCTGTTATATTAGCAACAGATGCCTTTCAAGAGTTATCGTACTCACACTTTGTAACTGATGGTGTAAAGCAACCTGACTTTGGTGGTTGGAGAGGTGCAAGAGTTAGACATAGACTTAATACTACTCAGAATACTTTGGAAGCTATGAGTACAGCTTTGGTCTTTGAAGGGATGTACAGAGGTACACAAGAGATTACTAAAGCAACAGTTAGTACCTTAGCTAAAGGGTCGAGAGCCTTCTTTGCTTCAGCCGGCGGTAGATTTTTTGCTGAGTCTTTTGGGAATATTACAGGTATGTTACTAGCAGGTGCTGTCACCGGCAGAAGTAGAAGTATCCCAGGTGAGTCTTTCACTGACACTGATGTTGCTAACTCAATTATAAAAACAATAGTTGAATCAACTAGACTCGCTCTGTCCCAAATGGCAGAAGAAGTAACAGAACAACTGATGTCAGCACAGCTAGAAGAGGCAGAAGGTACATTCGTTGAAATGGTTGCAAGGCTCTCCGACTTTAATCCAAATGAGCGTTTTCAAGATACAGCGGAGGCTACAATTTACGATAACCAACCAATCTCAGTGCTAGTCGTTTCAGAAGCTTAACAAAAAAAAAGACAAAATTATGATTACTTATACTAGAGACAGTAGGATAAAAAAAATAATTCAAGTTTGCCAGCAAGCAGATGATTACCTAATTGGGTTTGGGAAGTATACGCCTTGGGGAGGTGATGACTTACCTTTGATACCCTCCGGGCTAGAAAGAACAGTAGCTGAACTATTTCATCTCCAACCAGTTACTTTTAACCCTATTACTTCAGTCGAACCAGACTTAGAAGATGATGAGTTGACAGAAGTTACTATCAACGAAAAAAAGTACTACTTAATTGAACCGACTTACGAGGTATTAAAAGCAGCAAACTGCCATTTACTTCTCTGTCAAACAGAGGTAGTTCATGCAGAGTTAAATCAGACATCATGGCGCTCAACTGGCATTTTTCACAGTTCAACAGAGTTGGATGACTTACCTACTGTCTCTCCTGACACTTACCCTACTGTATACTCTGATCCCCCGGCAGGCTTACAACTTATAGCTCTTTTAAACCACTCTGCTAAAACAAAAGAGACTTCTGCTATAGAAACAATTAATTTAGTACTATACTGTCCTGACGGTTTTTAACTATGACTACAATCTTTGAAGTCTCTCAAATTCCTTCTCCTGTACCCAACCCTCCTGCCCCTTCTTCAATTGTCCAAAATCCTAGACCAGTTCAAGCTCCTCGTTCTGTAGGAGTAACAAGACGACTTTTGAGTTTACCTACTCTTCTTCCTAGAGTAATTAATACTTCAGCTACCAGACGACAGGCTAATTCTTTTACAATTAGTACAATCCATCCTTCAGGGCAGGAAAGTCGTAAGAGGTACTTTCATTTTACAATGCTCCCTGCCCTCCACTCTGAGGTTTCTTTTTCAAATTCGAGTGCATTTAAAAAAACGCACCAGGTTCCAGAAGCAAGACCTGGTATACCAATAGTAACAAAGATGCACCACAGGAATATTGTTATTCCTGGTTGTCACAACGTTATCCAAACTCTTGGGCTAGAGAGAAAATACATTACGCTGGTAGGCGCTTTTATGCCCAGTGACCACTTCACAACACTTCCTGGTAAATCAACCAGTCGTTATAGAACCTCTCAACAAGCAGCACAAGGCTTTGAATCAATCGTCGTCTTCGGTCTTACACCTATAAAAATTGATATCAGAGTTAATACTTCTGCTAACCATATAGAAAAAATAGAACTAACAGGCTCTGTAGTAGAGTTTAAAACCTACTCTGTTTACCAAAACCTCTCTTATTACTCTATTACTCTACTAGTTAATGCAGACCTTTGGCAACAAAGAACACCCCAAGCAGAAACTTGGAATGTTCTACCTTCAGGAGTGTCTGAAAGAAGAAACACAAATGTCGGTACTGAAATAGGTAGTATAGGAGCAGGAGCGGAAGAAGGAGCGGAAGCAGAATCAGAAGAAGGAGCAGAGGAAGAATCTCAAGAAGGAGCAAGCGGGCAGCCTTCAAGCAGTAATTGACAGCAAAGAGAGCGACTAGCCACTAACTCCTTTTTTGATATCTTGCTCATTATAGTGTACAAAGTAATAGCAACAGAGAAGGCAATTAATGACAACCTTATTCACAACAGACCTAAATAACCCTTACACTAAACAACTTGCTGTGGTTCCTGCTACCACATCTCCCCCCGCGCCTAACCAAAGTACAAGAACTCCAAGGTCTGTAGGTGTAACTAGTAGACGCTTAAATTTACAAGTCCTCTTCCCTCCTTCTATCCCAACGACATCAATTCCTAGGAACCTACAGGATCACACTTTTCAGGTGGAGTACCAAGATATAGTAGCTGGAGAGGACTTTGGCTCAAAAAGAGTCTTTTACTTTGCACTACTTCCAGCAATTGAATCAGCTACTACTTTTAGTGGTGAGAACAAGTTTAGGGGCAACGCAGATGTACCAAGCGTCAAACGAGGCATCTTTACTAGAACAATTATCCGTCAGCTTAATTACCCAACTCCAAGTGGCTTACCTAGAGTCCAAGCTATAGCTATTGATAGTAAACTTATTGAACTGGTTGGAGCTTTTATAGGAACAGAGGAAATTAACCAAGGTTTAGTCAGCCTACGACCGGATACTTTGAGCAGCATTTACCCTACAGGATCAAAAGACTTAGCTACTAAACGGCGCAATGCCAACAGCCTTCCTGTCTCCTCTTACCAAAGCGCTTTACTCTTTGACCGCAGAGTAGTTCAACAAGGTAAGCCAGTAATAGTAAATATCAAAACAGGGCAGCACCTCTTAAAAGTCCAGGGCGTTATTAATCAATTTGAAATTCACTCCGTCCGCCGCGAACGAACTTACTATCGTATAACTATTATCTACACCTCTTATAACAAAGTTAGACCCCTTCAATCCGCACTCTAAATTAATTAAGACAACCACAAAACAACTACAAAAAAAACAATGCTTACAACTGACATCAAAAAAGATTTAGATACTTTCTTTCCAGACCTAGGTGGCTCAGAAGATTTAGCTAACATCTTAAGCTACGAAGAGTTAGTAAGGATGTTAATCTTTCCCAGTGAAACGGTTATCCTCTCTGCTTGGTTAGACTCTGCAGGTAACCCTACTCCTTTGGTTGACTTTCTAGACCTTGGCTACCAACAAGGTACATACCTAGCTCTCTACACCTCTAACTTTGTTTTTTTAACAAAAAAAGTGATTGTTCCACAGTTAATCAGTGGTAGAGAAGTTTATGCTTTAGACTTCGACCTGGCTATCAGAAGGATTTTATATAAAAACCACGCTGGACGCTTCTACTGTACTTTTCCATCTAAAGGTGAAACTAAAATTATACAGATCCTCACAAAGACTAAAAGACCTGAAAGAGAAAAAGCTGCTTTCTTAGCTCAGTGGAGGCAAGAGGTAGAAAATCAAAAACTTGAAAGACCTCCTTTAGTAAATCAATTAGTTGTCAGCGCCCTCCGGGCACAAGAAGAAAGAGGGAGCGGAAGGATCACCGTCTGGGTGTCAACTTCCCCTGACCGCAGACTACTCTTCTCCCCAACTAACGAATCTCATTATGATAGAGATGAGCCTATCTTTATAACAACTAACAAGTCAGTTTTAATAGCTTTTAGACTTGTCACTACTACTCCCTTTACTGTTGACCCCAATACTACTCACTCTCAAGTAGAAAGTGAATTAGCCCGCGACCAAATTACACTCCTCTACACCGATCCCTTTAATAACACCGAATACTGGCTTTCCCCAGATCACCTCTCCCGCTTTGTAGTATCTTACACTAACGGTTTTGTCAGTTCCTTAGTCAGAGAAGACCTACATCCATTATTTTTAACTAACATTGTTGGGTCAGGGTTAAGTAAATTAAAAATAAAAGATGACTGTTATTACCTTAAAGCTGTAGTGCAACAGATCACTGGATTAAGAGCTACTGCACCACAGCTTTTGACTGCTACTGCTAATTTAACTTTGGAGAGGCAACCTAGCTTCTAAAAATGTAAGTAAGACAGATAACTGTGCAAGCTCTTCTGCTTTTAAACCAGACTGAGCCTTTTTCCTCAAAGCTGCTATTAATAAGTCTAATCGCTTAAGTTCATAAAAGTCCAGTAGCAGGTTAGTTGCCTCTGTATTAGTTATCCCCCTCTCTTCTGCTAGCTGTCTAAGTCTCCGCCTAGTAGCAGGATTTCTCATCTCTCACTACACTCCGCCAACTCTGAACATTCCTCTGCCTCTGCTAGCTTTGCTAACAACTGAGAGCGCGACTCCTCATCCTCAGTTGCCAGTACCTCCCTGTATGCATCTAACTCCTCATCATCTTCTTCAGTACAGAAAGCTAAAAACAAAGGATTTACTAACAGTAACCCTTCATAGTTAATTTGTAACTCGTCTTTTTTGATAACTAACCTATAGTTCTTACCTCTTAACTCTTTTTGGTCATTAGATGTGACTAACTCAACCTCAACTAATAATTTTCCAAACAAAAAAAGAACTTGAAAAATCTTACGAACCTGGGCTAAAAAAACTTTTAACATCTTAATCAACCTACTAAAACTCTTAGATCCCCTGGACCAATAGTGACTCCACTGCAACCATTCCTGTCTCCTACCCTATGCACAGGTTTACCTTCCAACAAAACTCTAGTTGAACCTGAAGTTAACCAAGTGCTTCCCCCGCAGATAGCTTTTGATCCAACAGTAGCAGGTATCCTCCCACCAACCAAAACCCTTGTAACCGGACTTTGAACAATTGACCCCGCAGGTAAGTAAGGACCTCGCTTTGGATACCTACAGATAATAGTATTTTTACATAAAATCCGGTCAAAGATTACAGAAATTGGTTTCATGGTTCAGTCAGAGAAAAAAGTGTACTCAACCCAGTCTATAAAGTAACGACCATCTAAGAGAGCAGCTATGGAGGAAGTGGCGATCGCATCATCAGAGGAAGGAAAGTTAGTCTGCTGCACCCTCTTCTCTATCCTGCCTAGAGGGTTACTTATCCCATCACCATTGTACTCTTCTCTCAACCATCTCTCTAACACTAACTCATAAGCTGTACGAGAGTAATCTACCCCAAATCTCTCAGGCTGCTTAGTTCTCCCCCTCATACCTACGCCCTGTACATAGCTAGGCTGCCCAGGACTACTCACCGCTGCCCTTGCCTCTCCTCTTATCTCCTCTAACCTACTAACAGAACTAACAACCTCCCCCTGTGCATTTACACATAAACTCCACCTACCATCCCAAACCTTTGCACTCCTCTCCGGCACTTCTATACCCTGCCAAATGTACATAGTTGTCCATCTGTCGTAGTAACTCTCCCCTCCCCACGCTAATCCAAATGGGTCAACCGGCGGGTACACCCCAGTCCCCTCCGACACTAACTCAGATTGCACAAAGGTAAACCCATCAACCCATAACTCTAAGTCCGCTCTCCCACCCCCATTATGTCTCACCCTCACAGGGTTCTCAGATAACCTGTAAAACACATCACTCCTCTCATAAACTACTAACTCACCATAAGGTGCTGCTGTGTTAATTGCTACCACAGTCTCAACTTCTTCTAAAAAAGGTAGCTGTGGTATGGCTTTAGACGGTCTCTTCCTAATTGCAATAACCTCATCCCTTAACCCAGGCACGTTTATAGGTTGTATTCTTTGATATTCCATTTTTATCTTTAACAAACTGTTATTTAAAATTTAATTGATTTTGTGACTAGTGGGTCGTTTTATAGTTTGCAAACGTAAATTTGCGAGCTGAGTGAGTTTTTGATCAGCGGATATTTGTATGATTTAGTGCCAAAACAGGGTAAGCCATTTATTAATTCTTTTATAAATTTGCGAGCTGGGTGGGCTTTGTACCAAAGGTAAACTTTTGATCAGCGGATCGTTAGGTAAATTTGCGAGCTGAGTGAGTTTTTGATCAGCGGATATTTGTATGATTTAGTGCAGAAACAGGGTAAGCCCCCCTGCGAAAAACGAGCAATTAACCCCTTCAGCAATGAAGGGTTTTTTTCTTTCGTGTACTTACAGCCTTTAAGGAGGCATCATCATGGTAACTAACGAACAGAAGTCCTTTTTGGTTCAAAAAGTAGCCTCTAGGCTAGGAGTACCTATCATCCTTGATGCAAACCACTGCGCCAAGGCAGGTGGGTACGCTTGCATCGAGACTGACGAGCTGGGGGTGATAAAAGTATACGTTTCTGACGTTTCAGACGTACACTCTATCGCCCATGAGCTCGTGCACGTACTCCAGGTGTGCAAAAATAAGTACTACTTCAAGCTCCCTGAGCTTGAAGA